GAAGTTCAAATAAAACAGAAACTCCAGCGTCATCACAACGCTGGAGTTCTTGGTGGGCGCGGGTGGATTCGAACAACCACGGCTTTGTTCCACCCAAACCTTTTGATTCCAAAAAGTTAGGAATCATGCGGATTTTCGGACACCCAAAATGGAACACGAAACCTTTTCGGCCCGGACGCAACGTTAAAAGTGGGTTGCAAAGTGGGTTATTCCTCGGTGTCCGGGGCGTACTCGGCCAGCACTCCGGAGATGGTCTGCGCAGTGGCAACATCACGGCCCGTGACATCATGTGCGTACCAGCCGAAGGTATCCATACTGCGGCTGTGGCCGACCATGCGGCGCAGCTGAGCGGGTGACACCGCATCCGCAACCATGCTGACAAAGGTGTGCCGCAGTTCGTACAGGCTGATGGGTGGGGCGATACCGTTGCAGCACTGATAGAACCTCCAATAGTTATACAGGCTCTGCTGGTTGGACAGCAGAAACAGCGGATCGTCATTCGTCAGCGGTCGCTCCTCTTCCATCGTGCGCTGCCGGAGCTGGGCATGGATCTCGTTCACGGCCAGAGGGTGCAATACCACCGTCCGGATGGCATTCTCATTTTTGCCGCTGGTCTCCTCGTTCTGGCGGTTGATGGCCCGGCCAATGTGGAGCCGGTCTCCGTCCAGATCGCCTACACGCAGGCCCAGCAGTTCTCCGGGGCGCAGGCCGGTCATTACGGCCAGACGGTAGGCGTGCACGTTCTCGTCCGGCTCCACTTTTCCACGAACCACACGGGTATCGGTGGAGAGCAGCACCCGCAGGCTGTCCGGCTGCAGAATCTTCCGCCCCTTCTGGCGAGCACCCTTCGGAACGGTCAGGTTTTCATCCTCTGGCCGCAGGGTCGTGTACTTACGCTGGCGCGCCCACTTGACAAAGGATACCTCCACGCCTCGGATGCCCTGCAGCGTCTTACGGGAAAGATTGCCCCGGCTCTGGCGCTTGCTGTTCGGATTCAGACAGCCCTCTTTATACGCTCGGTTCAGTACGTCCTGCAGCATTCCTGTGCTCAGGTCGCCAATCTGCCGGGCACCGATCACTGGCAGGATGTAGTTCTGCCCGAACTTTTCCACCTGCTCAATGTAACTGGTGCCTGCCGTAGCCTTGACAGAGATCAGATACTCAGCCCACACCTCAGAGCAGCGCTTTGTGGTATTGCAGATTCCGTCATCCAGCCATGCGTCTGCCTTCCGGTTGGCTTCCCGCTGACCGGTGCGGCCCGGCTTTGCACTGGTGAACGTCCTGCGCTGGCCGTCCTTCTGCACCTTGATCTGCCAGCGTTTCTGGTTCGGCAGCCACTGGGCGGTATTGGTTCTTCGTCCCATAAAAATACACCTCCATGGGTACACTTTGACAAGCCCGCCCAAAAGAGGTATAATCGCAGTGTCGAGTGTGCGATGCCCTCTTCTGGGTGAGCCGCTTCTTTTAACGCCTTCGGTGCGCCAACACCGGGGCGTTTTTCTTTTGTTCAACTACCGAGGATTCCTCGGCAACTCATAGACCAATAGCACTATTTGCAAACGGCAAAACCGTTAGCTTTTCAGTTTACAGATTGAGCAGCCGTGCCTTTTGGGCTTTGTATTCGTCTTCCGTGATTGCGCCCATATCCAACAACTTTTTGAACTTTAACAGCTCGTCTGCGGCACTGGAAGTCCCCTTTTCGTCTTTCGATACAGCGCGGTCTGCAAAAATTTCCTCGCAGAGCTCTAGCACTTTACGGGAATACGTAAAAACAGGCGATGTCATCCGCCCTATGGGGGCGGGATAATCGACGGTAAAAGACATTTTGGGGTCAGACTCTACTGTATGGGAAACAGTCTTTGCAGTGTTGCCTCCAATAATTGCACCAGCAGATCCGGCAACAATACCGCCAACGACGGCTCTTGTGAGCCCGCCCTTTGTTTCCGTGACGGTTTTCGTGTCAACCTCCACGGTATAATCAGCCAGTTCATCGAAAGTGAACCATCCCGGAATGCCGCTCACTGTCATAAGTCGTTGTTCCCGATTTACATAAGCAACCATTGTGCCAGGATCCTGCAAGTCTTCAAAGCCCTTTGCGCGCTCCTGACGTTCTTTGAAAAAGGCTCGCTGTTCCTTCATGCTCTTTATAGAAGCCGTCTTATAGTCAACTTTAAAATCCGAAAAGAATGAGCGGCACTTTTTACAGATGAAGCCATCCGTGCAAAGTTCCCGGTCAAAAATCCCGAGCTTTTCTCCACAAATCGCGCAAACAGCCATATTGTACCTCCTTTAATCCTATCAGCCTAGTCTAAATTCAACTTGCCTACACCAACCCACGACAGAAACCAACAGCCAAACCTTCCACTTCAATTTCGTCCAAATCGGAACCGGTATAAACCATGGGAGGGCATACAGAGGGGTTGTCTGCAATCAGCTGTACCACGCCATTCTGATAATAGCAGTGCTTCAGGGTAGCCTCCTCACCAATGCGCACCGCCGCAATCTGTCCTTGCTCTACTTCCGGCTGACTGCGAATGCAAACCACATCACCGTCACAAATGGTAGGGGCCATGCTGTCCCCGTGGCATTCCAACGCAAAATCAGCCCTCCATGCAGCCGGAACACCGACATAGCTTTTGATATTCTGCTCTGCGGTGATGGGTGTGCCGCACGCGATAGAGCCGATCAGGGGGACCTGTACCATTTCGGGCATCGGCATGAACCCCGGCGGGACAACAGGCTTTTGGAGCGAAGTCATGGGAGCATCGTCCACAATAGCACTTTTGGTGATACCGAAGTAGTTTGCCATCTTTTCGACTGCACCCATGCGGGGAGTCTTTAGCCCAAGTTCCCAAGTGGACACCGCCTTGTCACTGACACCGGCGATTTTGCCCAGTTCTGCCTGCGACAGACCGTGTTCGGCACGGATTCTTTTTATATTTTCAGCGATGCTCAATTGAATCACTCCTTATATGTAGAGATTACACCAAAAGTAGAGCGTTGTCAACATTCTTTTGAATTTTTTCTACTTTAAGTTCTTGACATTCTACCAAAAGTGGAGTATAGTATTCTCGAACCCAGACGAAAGGAGGTCGATAATTTGGGATTCACTGTAAAGCAAGCCCGCCAGTACGCAGGATTCACTCAGCGTGAAATGGCGGAAAAGCTCGGCATTTCGCGCGATACATACCGAAAAATCGAGCAATCGCCCGAAGATGCCACAGTCGCCACTGCGAAGAAAATCAGTGAGGTCGTTGGGATTCCGATTGACCAAATTTTTTTCGCCAATATGTCTACTTAAAGTAGAATGTGCAGCAAGGAGGTACAAATCCACATGACCGACATCACCCTATCCAACAAGGAGGTGAAGAAGATGACCATGCAGGAAAAAGCCAAGGAAGCACATGCACATCATGAGCACTTAAAACAAATCGCCCTCAAGCTGTTCGAGCAGCTCAAGAGCGAAAAGATTGATTTTTCGGACGCGGAACGCATCGTCAGTATGCTGTCGGCATCCGTGAAATCGGAGCGGGACAATCGGATGCTTTAATCCATGCTGTACGGACTGAACAGTTCATCGTCCGAAAGTTCGATGAGTTCATCCAGACAGGCCTTGTACCAATGCGCAAGTGCACAGGCTGCCTGTGCAGGATCATCCAGATCAAGATTCTGCGGATGTTCTCCACGCTGAAGCGCGATCTGCAGTTTGTTGTTCGCATATGCAAGCGCCAGATTGTGTCTTACCTTATTCCCATCATTCACAGTCTTCACCTCCCTCCTGTTTTTCTCCAGTATACCGCAGAAGGGAGCCACCAACAAGGAGGAACATCTTCACCATGACAGACATTATCTTATCCACCCAGAACGGCGAGCCGGTGGCATCCAGCCGGGATGTCGCCAAGCGCTTCGGCAAACGCCATGACCACGTTATCCGCGATATTGAGGAACTTATCAAGGGCTTCCCCAAAAATGGGGACACCCCTATGTTCTTCAAGACCGAATACACCCACCCGCAGAACCACCAGAAGTACCCCATGTACCTGATGAACCGGGACGGGTTCAGCATGCTGGCGATGGGCTTTACCGGCAAGGAGGCCGTACAGTGGAAGCTGAAGTACATCGAAGCCTTCAACGCCATGGAGAAGCAGCTGGCCCAGCAGCACCGGGATCAGCGTGAAGTGCAGGATGTCAACATCCAGAACGCCATCGACCGGGTGATCGGCGCACGCAAGGCACTGGACAAAAAAACGGCCTTCCTGGATGAGTGCCGCAAAGCCCGGGAAGAAAACAAGGCCGTGTATCTGCAGGCAAAATCGCTGTGCGGCATTGCCAAAGCCACCTACAGCAAGGACTGCAGCACCGTCCGCGCCATGGAAACGGCGGTGCGTATGGCGCAGGACAATCTGACCCATGCCGTTGACGATCTGACCATCGTTGCCAAGGGCTACCCGTTCTACGCCGCCCTGATGGACAGCCTGCTGGACGAGCTGGCACCCGCAAAGAAGGAGGATTGACCTATGGCAAAGAAACCGTTTCTGAAGCTCCGCCGCCTGTACGAAGATCAGGGGCTGCTGCAAAAAGAGCTCAGCGAGCTGTCCGACATCCCACTGGACACCCTCAAGGGCCGCCTCAATGCCCCGGAGGACAAGGGGCGCTGGAAGGCCTGCGAGATCGTTAAAATCTGCAAGGTGCTACACATTCCGCAGGAGCAGATCGGGGCGTATTTCTTCCCGGCAATTGCAAAGGAGGAAAAGACCGCATGAAACCTTACACCCTTGCATCCGAGCGGGCCGCAGCGCCCACTGGATGCGCGTACATTGCTCCCTCACTGGTAGACCTATGGTTCCGTTGGGGGAAGGTTCGCCCGTCCGGGCTCCTGATGACTGGCATGGAAGTCCCTGAATACCGGGACACGCCGGTTCAGGTATTCGATAACGGCGAGTGGCATCAGGTCATTGCTTTCAGCTTTGAGGACAAATGCCGCCCGGCACCGAGTTGCTGGCAGGAGGTGGAACCCGCATGAAGCTGAAAATCAACCTGCTATACGCCGCAGGCATTGTCCTGCTGATTGGTTCCGCCAGTGTGGGCGACGGCTTCAATACTATCCTGCCCAACTCCTGGAACATCCGTGTGCTGGCCACCGTTCTCATGGCCGCACTGGCAATTACCTGCTTCGGCTATGGACGCTACTTGGAAATGACCCGGAAGAACCGCCGCTATGGCCGCGTTGACCGCACCCACGCCCGCACCGAAGAGCCGGACTACCGGCAGAACCGGAGGGGCGCATGAAAACGAAACGTCTGAAGAAGCTCCTGATGGGCATGGGCCTGAGCCGCAATCAGGCAAATCATATGGTCAAGGACCAGCGGGCCACCGGCTCTCTGCGGGTCAGCAATGCAATCTATTACTATTATGCCAAAAGGTACATCTCCGAGTTAACGCCGGACTGGTTACCGCTTATCGAAAGCTTTGTACTCGGAAACGCAGAAGAGGATGCCGAGGACATCAACAAAAAATGAGCCCGCCCGTGCTGGTAACACGGACGAGCCCAAAGGGTGATGGAATTCACAAGCCCCATCACCTTTGATGATATCATATCAGGAAGGATTTTACAAATGAAAGGTATTTTAGCAGAGCCGGGCAAGGCACCTGTGATCGCATCCCTGCCCGACAGCCTGTGGGCCATTGAGAACCGGCTGGGAACTCCCTGCGAGATGATCGTGCTGCCTCGCACCCCGGCGGTGCTGTTCGTGGGCCGGTACGATGGCCCCATCCAGCCTGCCAGCCTGCTCAACCGGAAGTACCGAGGCCGCCAGCTTTACGGGCCCATCCTCTGCTACGGCTGGAAGGGCAACAACATCCAGCCCATGAACAAGGATGTACAGACCGAGATGCTGGACCGCCTGAAGGGCACGGAGGTGAGAGTTTGACCACCTATATCTGCAAATGCGGACGGCGAGTGAAGAAATCCACCGATGCCAGTACCACTGGAAACCGCCTATCTGGTTACACACCCGGCCATGAGTGCTGGGGATGCCCCTATGCCATGCCATACGGAGACTTTCAATGGGATGAAAGTGCTAGAACTGTCAGCCGGGAGACTCGGGGCTACGAGTGCCGGATGAGCAAGACCCTCACTTATGCGTCAGAGTTTGCTGGCTCTATCAAGGATAAATGCACCTGTCGAGTGCATAGTCTGGACTTCGACTTTCTGTCTCAGGTCTCTGCATGGATCAAAGACACTTATCCAGACAGAGAGATTTTCGGCTCATTCTCCAAAGATATTCGTGCATCGGACTATGGGTCTGACGGGCGCTATTGCCTGACAATCACATGCACTCAGAATCTGAAAGGTGTTGCCGCAAAAAGAGAGCTGTTTGGTCAGTTTTTCAATCTGGATGGAAGCCGCAAGGACATGACACCGCAGCAGGAAATGGAAAAGATTCTTGCCGACATCAAAAAAGCAAAGGAGATTCTCTCATGTGCACCTGCCCAGAATGCGGATGCTGCTGTGACTACGGCAGAGAATGCTGTTCCGACTGCCACAGCGGCAACGCCGACCATCTCGGAGAGCGGGGCGGATGCAAGCGCATCGACCCCCGCGACATCCCTGCAGAACTGCGAATCGGCCCCTGCCGCATCGGCGGGCGGTTCTTCTGTATCAACAGCTGGTGCCATGCAGGACAAGCCCCTAACTACCGTGCCGGATGCAATGCGCCCGGCGTTTGATTATTCCGGCCTGACTGACCAGACCGTGGAGGACCTGCACTTTGCCGAGGACGAATACCGCCACGGCAAACAGATGGCCGAGCGCGGCCTTGTCCACATGGGCAATGCCATTGCCGCCGCCCATGATGCGCTGTGCGGAGTTGTCCAATTGTTGGACAACTCAAAGCATGGCAATCGCGGGGATGATTCTTTTCGGGCATGGTGCTGCTCTATCGGCATCACAAAGTCAACCGCCTACAACCTGCTGCAAGTCTCTGCCCTGATGGACGGCAGCAGCCCCCGCCAGCAGGCTATTCTGGAAGCCCTGCCGCCCACCCTGCTGTACGCCGTGGCAAAGCCCAGTGCCCCGCCGGAGCTGGTGGAGAAGGTCAAGAGTGGCGACATCACCACCAACAAGCAGTATCAGGAAGCCCTTGCCCAGATCAAGGCCGAGAAGGACCGTGCCGCTGCCGCCGAAGCCCGGGAGGAAGAGGCGTGGAATATGGTAAGCAAGGCACAGGATGAAGCCCAGACTGCCAAAAACGACTTGGATGCCGCCCTTGCGGATGTGCAGGGGCTGGACAAGGAAAATGCCCGGCTGAAAGCCGAGAAAGAAAAGGCAGAACGGAGCTATAACGAAATGTACGAAAGCCGCATTGCGGCCAACCTCCAGCGCCAGAAGGCCGAAGCCGAGCGCGACAGGGCCGAAGCCCGGGCCAAGGACGCAGAGAACCAGTTGGTTGGTTCCCGGCAGATGGCCGAAGCGGCCAAGCTCCGGGGCGACAAGCTCAAGGCCGAGAACGACGCGCTCAAGAAACAGCCCATCACTGCGGTGGTGGACAAGGAAGAGGTGGAGCGTCAGGCCAGGGAAATGGCCGCCGAGATGACCGCCGACCTGCGGGCACAGCTGGAACAGGCCTCTTCCGGCAGCGAACAAGATGCCCACAGCTCCTATGACAACGTGCTGCTGGCCGACCGTTCTCTCCAGAACATCGGCAAAATGGTGGTCCCGTCCCTCCGCAGGCTTCCGCCTGAACAGCGGGAACAGCTGACCAATATGCTCATTCACACACTCGGACAGATCCAAGGGGAGGTATCCAGATGTCTGTAACCATCACGGCCCTTGAGGCCGAAAACGTCAAGCGCATCAAAGCAGTTGCGCTCACCCCTGCCCCCACTGGGCTCACCCTCGTGGGCGGCAATAACAATCAGGGCAAGACCAGTGTGCTGGATGCCCTTGCCTGGGCCCTGGGCGGCGACCGCTTCCGCCCCAATGCCGCACAGCGGGACGGGGCCGTGGCTCCCGCCCATCTCAAGGTCACCCTTTCCAACGGCGTGATCGTGGAGCGCAAGGGCAAAAACAGCACCCTGACCGTTACCGACCCCACCGGGCGGCGCAGCGGCCAGCAGCTGCTCAATGCCTTTATCGAGCCGCTGGCCCTTGATCTGCCCCGCTTCATGGAAGCATCCGACAAGGAGAAAGCGGACATCCTGCTGCGCATCATCGGCATCGGCACCGAGCTGCACGTCCGGGATCTGGAGATCAAGTCCCTGTATGACAAGCGCACCTTCACCGGCCAGCTGGCCCAGCAGAAAAAGCACTTTGCCGAGGAGCTGATCTACTACCCGGAAGCCCCGGAGGAACCTGTCAGCGCCTCCGACCTCATCCACCAGCAGCAGGAGATCCTCGCCCGCAACGGCGAGAACCAGCGCAAGCGCAATCAATTAGTTCAGCTCACAGATTTGCTTGAACGGCAGAAAAAAGTGGTTGCAGACCTTGAATTTCAGTTGAGCACGGAAAAGCAGCGGCTGACCACGATGCAGGCCGACGTAAAAATCGCCCAGACCTCTGCCGAGAATCTGCAGGACGAATCCACCGCCGAACTGGAAGCCTCCATCCGGAGCATCGAGGAGACCAACCAGAAGGTGCGTGCCAATCTGGAAAAGGCCCGTGCCGAGGACGAGGCTGCCCAGTATGCCAGCGACTACGACAAGCTCACCGAAGCCATCACTCAGAAGCGGGCCGACCGTATGGCCCTGCTGAACGGTGCTGACCTGCCCCTGCCGGAGCTGAGCGTGGAGGACGGTGCCCTTACTTATAAAGGAAAGCACTGGCGGGATATGTCCGGCAGCGATCAGCTGCGGGTGGCTGCCGCCATCGTCCGCCGCCTGAACCCGGACTGCGGTTTTGTACTGCTGGACAAGCTGGAGCAGATGGACATGACCACCCTGACCGAGTTTGGCCGCTGGCTGGAAGCAGAGCACCTGCAGGCCATCGCCACCCGCGTTTCCACCGGCAGCGAGTGCCAGATCATCATCGAAGACGGCATGGTAAAAGATGCCGAGCCGCCTGTCACCGAAAAGCCCCAGCCCAGGAGCTGGACGAAAGGAGCGTTCTAAATGAGCAAGTATGCCATCACCGCCGGAGTGCAGGATACCCCGGTCAAAACCGTGCTGTATGGCCCCGAGGGCATCGGCAAGAGCACCTTTGCCTCCCACTTCCCCGACCCGGTGTTCATCGACACCGAAGGCGGCACAAAGCGGCTGAATGTCAAGCGCCTGCCTCAGCCCACAAGCTGGGCCATGCTGCTGGACGAGGTGGCCGAGGTGCGCAGGGGGAACATCCCCTGCGGCACGCTGGTCATCGACACCGCCGACTGGGCCGAACGGCTGGCCATTGATGCCGTCTGTGCCAAGGCCAAGGTAGACGGGCTGGAGGGCTTTGGCTACGGCAAAGGCTACACCTACCTGAAGGAGGAGTTCGGCAAGCTGCTGGACGCGCTGGAAGAGGTGCTGAACACAGGGCACAACGTTCTGATCCTTGCCCACGCGTCCATCACAAAGTTCGAACAGCCGGATGCGGCGGGCAGCTACGACCGCTGGACCATGAAGACCACCAAGCAGGTGGAGCCGCTGATCCGGGAGTGGTGCGACATGCTGCTGTTCGTCAACTACCAGACCGTGGTGGAAAAGAGCAGCAGCGCCCCCAACGCAAAAAACAAGGTCACCGGCGGCCGCCGGGTGATGTACACAGCGCATCACCCCTGCTGGGATGCCAAGAATCGCTTCAGCCTGCCCGACGAGATCCCCTTTGACTACACCGGCATCGCCGCCTGCATCCCCGGCACCGCATCTGCGCCCGCGCCGAAGCCGAAGCCGGAACCGAGCCCCCAGCCGGAAGTCGACATCCTGCCCACTCCGGCTCCGCAGCCCCAGACTCCCCGCGAGGAAGTGCCCGAAGCTCTGCTCACACCGGACCTGATCGCGCTGGGCGTGCCGGAAAAGCTGGCCCCCCTGATGAGCGCCAACAACGTCACGCCGGAGGAGCTGCAGGCTGTGGTGGGCAAGCGGGGCTATTTCCCCGAGGATATGCCCATCCGGGATTACCCGGCCGATTTCGTAGAGGGCTGTCTGGTAGCCGCATGGCCCCAGGTGCTGCAGATGGTGCTGGACAGCCGTGACCTGCCGTTTTGATGATTTTGAAAGGAGCTTTTACTTATGAATGAGATGAACACCGACCGCGCCCTGAACTGGGACGACGAATTCACCAACGAACAGCAGGAGTTCGTGCTCCTGCCCGAGGGCGATTATGCCTTTGAGGTCACCGGCATGGAGCGTGCCCGCTTTGAGGGCAGTGCCAAGCTCCCGCCCTGCTCCATGGCAAAGCTGACCCTGAAGATCTTCGGCGGGGCCAAGGGCGATGCCACCGTCACCGACCGCCTGTATCTGCACACCAAGACCCAGGGTCTGCTGGGTGCTTTTTTCGAGAGCATCGGCCAGTGCAAGCGCGGTGAGACCTTCCGCCCCCGCTGGAACGAGGTGGTGGGTGCCCGGGGCTGGTGCCGTCTGGGCATCCGGGAGTACACCAAGCAGAGCGGCCCCAACGCAGGTAAGACCGGCCAGAGCAATGAGGTCACTCGCTTCCTGCCGCCGCCGGAACCTAAGGCCGCACCCGCTCAGGGCTGGACACAGGGGGCATTCTGATGGCGAACATCCAATCCCTGCGCCCCTATCAGCAGGCCGCCCGGGACAGCATCCACGCCCAGTGGGAGCAGGGCCGTCTGCGCACGTTGCTGGTGCTGCCCACCGGAACCGGCAAGACCATCGTATTCGCCTCCGTTGCCGCTGATCAGGTGCGTGCCGGGGACCGGGTGCTCATCCTGGCCCACCGGGGAGAGCTGCTGGAACAGGCAGCTGACAAGCTCCAGCGTTCCACCGGCCTTGTCAGCGCCGTGGAAAAGGCAGAGTCCACCTGCCTGAACAGCTGGTTCAGGGTGGTGGTGGGCAGCGTGCAGACCCTGCAGCGCTCCGCTCGGCTGGAACGCTTTCCCCGGGACTACTTCGGCACCATCATCATTGACGAGGCCCACCACGCCATCACCGACGGCTACCGCCGCATCCTGGACTACTTCGAGAGTGCAAAGGTGCTGGGTGTGACCGCCACCCCTGACCGCGGCGACATGCGGAATCTGGGCGAGGTGTTCGACAGCCTGGCCTATGAGTACAAGCTGACCGATGCCATCAAAGAGGGCTATCTGTGCAAAATCATGGCCCAGACCATTCCCCTGCAGCTGGACATCTCCGAAGTTGGCTTCACCAGCGGCGACTATTCGCTGGGGCAGCTGGGCACAGCGCTGGACCCATATCTGGAGCAGATCGCCGCTGAGATGGCACAGCGGTGCAAAGGCCGCAAGACGGTGGTGTTCCTTCCCCTCATCAAAACCAGCCAGAAGTTCCGGGATCTGCTCAATGCCAAGGGGTTCCGGGCCGCCGAGGTCAACGGCCAGAGTGCCGACCGAAAGGAAGTGCTTGCCGACTTCGATGCCGGGAAGTATAACGTGCTCTGCAATTCCATGCTGCTCACCGAGGGCTGGGACTGCCCCAGTGTGGACTGCGTTGTGGTGCTGCGGCCCACCAAGGTGCGCAGCCTGTACAGCCAGATGGTGGGGCGCGGCACACGTCTGGCCGAGGGCAAGACCGACCTGCTGCTCCTCGACTTTTTGTGGATGACCGACAAGCATGAGCTCTGCCGCCCGGCAGACCTTGTGTGCGAGGACAGGGCCGTGGCCCGTCAGATGACCGAAAACCTTGCCGGGACCGGCTGTCCTGAGGACATCGAGGAAGCCGCCGCCCAGGCCAGCGAGGACGTGGTGGCCCAGAGAGAGGAAGCCCTTGCAAAGCAGCTGGCTGAACAGCGCCGGAAGAAGGCAAAGCTGGTGGACCCGCTCCAATACGAAATGAGCATTCAGGCCGAGGACCTGTCCGGCTATGTACCGGCTTTTGGATGGGAAGCCGGACCGCCCACCGAACAGCAGACCGCAGCCCTCGAAAAGCTGGGCATTCTGCCGGATGCGGTGGAGTCGGCAGGCAAGGCCAGCCTTTTGCTGGACCGGCTGCACAAGCGCCGGGATGAAGGCCTCACCACACCTAAACAGATCCGCTGTCTGGAGAAATACGGCTTCCAGCATGTGGGTACATGGAGTTTTGAGCAGGCCAAACACATGATCGACCGCATTGCGGCCCAGGGCTGGCGGAGCGTGCCCAAGGGTGTTACCCCAAGCACCTATACGCCGCCCACCCCACCTGAAACGCCCGCATGGGATGTATGGTAACGCAGATGAATGATGAGATCGAACTCAAAGAAGCATTGGACTTCATTTCCCCGGCCTCCCTGACTTATGAGGAATGGACGATGGTGGGCATGGGCCTCAAGGAAGCGGGCCTGCCCGTCACCGTCTGGGAAGCATGGAGCGCCCGGGACGGGGGCCGCTACCACAAGGGTGAGTGTGCCCGGAAGTGGGAGAGCTTTCACGGCAGCACAAAGCCTGTCACCGAGAGCAGCATTTTCCAGCTGGCCTACAGCCACGGATGGAGCGGCCCCGCAGGACACGCGCTGGACTGGGGCGACGAGCTCACCACCGGCTCCTCCAGAACGGAGGGGCAGCTGGTGGACCCCCGGTGGGTGGAATCCCACGATCTGGCTCTGCCTGAGCAGTGGGACCCAGTTGACCAGCTCAGGCGCTACCTGCAGGCCCTCTTTGAGCAGGACGAGCACGTGGCCTATGTGACCGAGAGCTTCATGGCCGACGACCGCCGCCGCCCCACCAGAGGCTGCTGGGACCGCACCGCAGGCCAGCTCATCGCAGAGCTGGACACCTGCGGCGGGGACATCGGCAAGGTGGTGGGCGACTGCGACCCCGAGGTGGGCGCGTGGATCTGCTTCAACCCGGTGGACGGAACGGGCCGCAAGGATGCCAATATCACCGCCTACCGCTACGCTCTGGTGGAATGCGACAACATGGATCTGGGCAGGCAGCAGGCCATCATCAAACAGCTGGAGCTGCCCTGTGCCGCCCTGGTCTACTCCGGCGGCAAGAGCGTCCACGCCATCGTCAAGGTGGATGCCCCGGATTACACCGAATACCGCAAGCGGGTGGATTACCTCTATGCCGCCTGCCAGAAGAATGGTCTGACCCTCGACCAGCAGAACCGCAACCCCAGCCGCCTTTCCCGGATGCCCGGCATCCTGCGCGGCAGTCAGCGGCAGACCCTGCTGGAGACCAACATCGGCAAAAGCTGCTGGGACGAGTGGCGGGACTGGCTGGAAGCCGAGACCGATGAGCTGCCTGAAACCGAAAGTCTGGCTGACGACTGGGACGACCTGCCGCCGCTGGCCGATGCCCTCATCACCGGGGTACTGCGCAAGGGTCACAAGATGCTGCTGGCAGGCCCCAGCAAGGCGGGCAAGAGCTTCGCCCTCATTGAGCTGTGCATTGCCATTGCCGAGGGCACGCCCTGGCTGGGCCGCTTTTCCTGTGCCCAGGGCAAAGTGCTGTACATCAACCTCGAGCTGGACCGGGCCTCCTGCCTGCACCGCTTCAAGGATGTGTATACTGCCCTCGGCCTGCCCCCGCAGAACCTGCGGAACATTGACATCTGGAACCTGCGCGGTGCTTCCGTCCCCATGGACAAGCTGGCCCCCAAGCTCATCCGCCGGGCGGGTAAGAAAGGCTACACCGCCGTCATCCTCGACCCCATCTACAAGGTCATCACCGGCGACGAGAACAGCGCCGACCAGATGGCAAAGTTCTGCAACCAGTTCGACCTTGTCTGCCGTGCGCTGGACTGTGCCGTGATCTACTGCCACCACCACTCCAAGGGTGCCCAGGGCGGCAAGCGCAGCATGGACCGCGCCAGCGGCTCCGGCGTGTTTGCCCGTGACCCGGATGCCATGCTGGATATGACAGAGCTCACCCCCACCGATGCCATCTTGGAACAGCTCCACAACAAGGCCGCCTGCCGGGTGCTCAAGGCCATGCTGGACAAGCGCAGCCATGCCGATGCCTACGGCCCGGACGATGCCCTGAGCAAAAGCCGGATGCTGGCCATAGCCAAAGAACACCTTGGCATGGCCGACTTGCGGGCCATCGATGCCCAGATCGCAGCCGCCCAGAAAAAAGCCGACAGCATGACCGCCTGGCGCATTGAGGGCACCCTGCGCGAGTTTGCACGCTTCGACCCGGTGAACCTCTGGTTCGACTACCCTGTCCACAAGCCGGACACCGGCCTGCTGGAGGATCTGCAGCCGGACAGCGATTACAAGTCACTGGGTACCCGGGGCGCATCCAAGCGCTGGGGCAATAAGGACAAAGTCAGCAAGGACAAAAAGGCCGAGCTGGACACTGCCTTTGAAGCCTGCATGATGGACGGAAAGGTAACGGTCTACTCCATGGCCGAATATATGGGGCTGAAACCGGATACCGTACGCCGTCGTTTGAAAGCGGACGGCGGCTTCTGGATCGACGGCGCAGACATCGGCCGCAAAGAACCCGGCAGCGCAGGATAAATTACAGTCTGCAATATTTCGCTTTACGCATAGTACAAAAACGGTAAAATAGCGGCTATCACAAATCCGCATCCGCTTACGGATTTCGGAAAATAGCGGCTATTTTTCCGAATCCGGGACGGAAAATAGCCTATATATAATATACAAAATCCGTCCGTGTGTGATGGGGTCTCCCAGAGGATGGGGCGAACACAGCCCCCATCCCTCCGGGGAACCCTCCCCATCACGTTGGCCGAACAAAAAAGAAAGAACGAGGTGAAACGAACGTGCAATTTTTGCCCATTGCTCAATTCTTCCTGCCCATGAAGCCGCCCACCACCACCCACAACGCCAAGGAGCTGCACGCCTACATGAAGGGCGGCAAGCCCTGTGCCGTGCTCCACGACAGCGCCGAACTGAAAGCCGCCCGCTCCAAGCTCCACGCCTACCTGGCACCCCATGCGCCGGATCAGCCCGTGCCCGCCGGGAAGCCAGTGCGGCTGGTGGTCAAGTGGTGCTTTGCCCCCGAGGGCCGCCCGGACGGCAGCTGGCGCACCTCCAAACCTGACACCGACAATCTGGAAAAGGCCCTCAAGGACGAGATGACCCGCCTGCACTTCTGGCACGATGATGCCCAGGTGTGCAGCGAGATCGTGGAGAAGTTCTGGTCGGACCCCTGCGGTGTGTTCGTGCGTGTGGAGGTGTGGGGATGACCTACGAAGAGAAGAAGGCCTGGTTGAGAAGGTATCAGCAAGCGAAGCGGCTCGAACAGCTGCGGCTGGATGAGCTGGACACGCTGAAGACAGACGCTTCCAACATGACCCAGTGCCTTTCCGCTGTGCCGGGCGGCGGAGGAGACGGCCAAACATTGCCCCGTGCAGTAGAACGCATCGACGAAGCCCGGGGCGCTTACAAAGCCCAGTGTGAGGAAAGCACCCGCATTCGCAAAGAAATCATCTTTGCGCTACAGCAGCTGGATGATGAGCTTGACTTCACGATTCTGTACCGGAGATATATCTGTGGGCACAAGTGGGAGCTGATCGCTGACCGGCTCTCCCTCGATGTCAGTTGGGTCCTCCGACGACACAAAAAAGCGGTGCAACTTCTGGACACAGACCCATGACGCACTAAAAAGCACTAGTTCAAGTGTGCTATACTCTATGCTGCAAAGCCCAGCAGGAAAGGCATCCTTACTCCCTTCGTGCTGGCGGCCCGACCGGAGGTTTGTTTTCCTCCTCTTGATACGGTTTTCTCCTTTTGCTGCTTAACAGCTTTTTTGCACCGGCCGGGCTTTTCCTGATTACAACTGCCGTTCTGAGCATCCGCTCAGGGCGGCTTTTTTGTACCCTGACGACGAGAGAGGTGGTGACGTGTCGAATGAAAAGAATCTCATTCCGTTCAATGAACGAACGGAGAGCGAACAGAGAGAGATCGCCCAGAAGGGCGGCATTGCATCCGGTGCGGCCCGCCGCCGCAAACGGTCCATGCGTCAGGCGGCTGACTACTACCTGAGCCTGCCGGAGACCGACCGCCGCCGGGTAAACGCCATGCTGCGGGACCAGATTGACCCGGAGGACGTGGACAACCAGATGAGCGTGGTCATGGGCATTGCAGAGCAGGCCAAGCGGGGCAACCCTCAGGCCGCCGCCGTGCTGCTGAAGATGCTGGGGGAGGAAGCCGTGCAGGAGGACCCGGGTGCGGATGCTCTGGCAAAGGCCAAGGAGCTGCTGGGAGGTGTGGACAGTGCCATTGACTGAGTTTCAGCAGGAGTACCTGCGCAACTGTTCCCACCGGTGGAACGTCAAGACCGGAGCCACCCGAAGCGGCAAGACCTACCTGGACTGTGCCGTGACCATCCCGAAGCGGATCTGCGCGGCCCGGGGCGAGGGCCTGCTGGTGCTCATGGGCAACACCCTGGGCACACTGGAGCGCAATGTGCTGTCCCTGATGCGGGAGCTCTGGGGCCCCGACCTTGTAGGTGTGATCCGCACCTCGGCAGCAGGCAACGTGGTACAGCTGTTCGGCAAGAAGGTCTATGTCCTCGGCGCTGACAACAAGAAACACATCGCCCGCATCCAGGGCGCTGCCTTTGAGTACGTCTACGGTGACGAGATCACCACATGGGACGAAGGCGTGTTCCAGATGCTGAAAAGCCGCCTTTCCTGCCCCCACTCCCATTTTGACGGCACCTGCAACCCGGAAAGCCCCACTCACTGGTTCAAGAAGTTTCTGGACAGCGTCGCTGACATCTACTGTCAGGCGTATACCATCGACGATAACCCTACGCTTCCGGCCCAGTTCGTGGCCGATCTGAAAAAAGAATACACCGGCACGGTCTACTATAACCGCTTTATCTTGGGGCAGTGGATGGCCGCCAACGGCGTGATCTACCGCCTGCTGGCCGACAGCCTTGCCGCCGGAGATGGGCGTTTTTTCTGGCCTGTGGACAAGCCGCTGCACCCGTGGCGGGTGCGCATTGGCGTGGACTTTGGCGGCAACGGCTCCAAACACGCCTTTGTGGCAACGGCTATCCTGCCGGGGTATTCCGGCGTAGTGGGGCTGGCTTCCCAGCGCATCGACCCGGTGGCGCAGGATGCCGACTTCCTGGCCGACCGGCTGCTGGAGTTCTGCATGGCTGTCTTTGCCCGCTGGGGCGAGATCCAGTACATCTTCTGCGATTCCGCAGAGCAGACGCTGATCAACCACATCCGGGCAAGGCTCCGGCGCTGCAAACTGAATTGGCTGGCCGACCGGGTGGAAAACAGCGCCAAGATCCGCATCAATGACCGCATCCGCCTGACCTGCATCCTGATGGGCGGCGGGCGGTTCTGGCTGCTGCCCGAGGCTGCCACCCTCCGGGATGCCCTTGCCACGGCCCTGTACAGCGGCAAGCACCCCGGTGTGGACGAGCGTCTGGATGACGGCAGCACCGATATCGACACATTGGACGCTTACGAGTACACCATCGAGCGCGATTTCAAGAGGTTGACCAACACATGAACATCACCGCATTTCTGAACTACCTGAACAAGACGCGCGGGTGGGCCATCGATGCCGACTACTACGGCTACATTGAGACCTGGCGGCAGTGGTGGCAGGGCAGCGTGCCCAAGGTGCACACCCGTGCCGCTGAATACGCAAACGGCCCCAAAAAGCGCCCCATTGCTTCCCTGCGGATGCCGAAACGGGTCTGCGAGGACTGGGCGAATCTCCTGCTGAACGACCGCACCACCTTCCAGATCAAGGACGCTGCCACCGCCCGGTATCTGCTGGGCGATGATGAGCAGCAGGTGGGCGGCCTGCTCCGGGAGCTGCACTTCTGGCGCAATGCCAACGCTCTGGTGGAACAGGCCTACTGGTCCGGTACCGGTGCCTTTGTGCTGAGTGCCGAAAATCTGACGGTCGTGAAAGGGAAAGCGGTTCCCGGCCCGGATACCCGCCTGAAGCTGGACTATGACCCGGCTTCCTGCATCCTGCCTCTGCGGGTGGAGCGGGGCATCGTGAGCGAAGCGGCCTTTGTCTCCGAGTGTATGATGGAGGGCAAGCCCGCGGTCTATCTGCAGACCCACACCGGCAATGAGACCCGGCGCACCATCCGCAACGAGTGGTTCCGGGTAACGGATGGGGTCTCCGGTGCTCCGGTGTTTGAAGCACTGCAGGCCCCGCCGGGTACGGCAGAAAGCATCACGGTGGAGGGTTCCCCGCCCTGGTTTACCCTGTTCAGCCCGGCAGCAGTCAAGAACCTTGATGGCGGCACAGGGCTGGGCATGAGCGTCTTTGCCGAAGCGCTGGCCGAGGCCCAGGGCATCGACCTTGCCTTTGACAACTACCGGGAGGATATCCGGCTGGGCCACAAGAAGATCTTCTACTCTGCGGACATCTGCCGCAAGGTGGTGGACCAGGAGGGCGTGGAGCACTCTATTCCACCCGATGACGATGTGCAGAGCCAATTCGTCACCCTGCCCCAAAAGGAAGGGAGCCTCGACCAGTCCAGCGAATACCACGAATACAACCCTGACCTGCGGGTGGAACAGAACCACAAGGCTGTGCAGGATATGCTGAACCTGTTCAGCTTCAAATGCGGCCTGGGCTGCCACCGGTACAATTTCGAGCTGGGCAACGTGACCACAGCCACCGAGTACAACGGCAGCCGTCAGGATCTGGTGGCCAGCGCCAACAAGAACCAGATCCCCATCGAGGGGGCGCTGGTGGGCATCGTGCGGGCCATCCTGTGGGCGGCAAAGAACCTGCAGGGAGCGGCGGTGGACCTCGACACCCCCATCTCTGTGGACTGGGACGACAGCTACATCACCGATGCCGAGACCCGGATGAGCCAGATGCGGGACGATGCCCTGAGCGGCCTTTTGCCCCGGTACAAGTATCTGTCTGCCCGGTACGGGGTCAGTGAAGAGGATGCCCGCAAGCTGGCACAGGAAGCCGCTGACGAAAACAAGCAGCCTGAGTTGAGCTTCGGCGGGGGCGGCTGATGCTGGCCCCGGACTATCTCGACCACGCACCCGACCGGTTGGTGCTTTTATTTCAGCAGGTCGAGGATGATATCCTGCGGGATGTGGCCCGGCGCATCTCCAAAATGGACACCATGACCTCCACGGCCAACTGGCAGCTGTGGCGGTATGAACAGACCGAAGCCCTCCGGCAGGACGTGGTGAAGAAGCTGGCTCGGTACACCGGCAAGAGCGAAGCCGAGATCCGGCGGCTCATGCAGGAAGCGGCCACCCGGGCCATGGAAGCCGAGGACAAGATCTACTATCACTACGGCAAGGAGCCCACGCCCTTTGCCGAGAATGCCACCCTGCAGGCCCTGCTCAACGCCGGTTACCAGCAGACCGCCGGAACCTTCCACAACTTGACCGCCACCACGGCAAACACCGTCAGCGGCCAGTTTGAAGCCGCTCTCGACCGTGCCCATCTCAAGGTGAGCAGCGGCGCGTTCGACTACAAGAGCGCCGTCAAGAGCGCGGTGGACGGTCTGGCCGACACCATGAAGTACGTCACCTACCCCACCGGCCACACCGACACACTGGAAGTGGCTGCCCGCCGGGCGGTGCTGACCGGTGTGAATCAGACCGGTGCAAAGCTGCAGGTGGCCCGGGCCGATGAGATGGGGGTGGCGTTCTTCGAGACCACGGCCCACGGCGGGGCCCGCCCTTCCCACGCTGAGTGGCAGGGCAGGCAGTTCCACCGGGGCGGCGCTGTGGACTACATGGGCAAGCATTACCCGGACTTCGAGGCCGCCACCGGCTACGGCACCGGCGCAGGGCTTTGCGGCTGGAACTGCCGTCACACCTTCTTTGCCATCTTCCCTGAGCTGGGTGCACCGCCTGCATGGACGCAGGAGAGCCTGGAAGCCCTCAACGCCCGGGACATCGAGTACAACGGCGGCAGATACACCCGGTACGAGATCAGCCAGATGCAGCGGGCCCGGGAGCGCGCCGTGCGCAAGTACAAGCGCCGGTATCTGGCTGAGGATGCCGCCGGGGCCGACACCACCGCCAGCGCGGTGAAGCTCCGGCAGGCCCGTCAGGAGCTGGCCGAGTTTATCACCGCCACCGGCAGCAGGGCCGACAGCGCCCGCATCAGCGTTGCCGGGTTTGGCAGGAGCGAAGCCGGGAAGGCAACGTGGGCGGCGAAGAAGGCAGAGCCACGCGGCATTCTTCAAAAACTCAATTTTTCTGATAGTGTTTCACAGTCTGAGCGTGAAGGCATTGAAAAAGAGCTTTCCGTCATTCCTCAATGGCAGCGCGATAAGGCTGAAAGCATCATCAACAAGGTCGTAATGACAGAGAAAGATGCCGCTGGAAGCGGCTATTATTATCCAGACAAAACGCTTTATCTTCACCCTGAGCGCAAAAGCGGTGATGTTATTCACGAGTATGGCCACGCATTGGAGATTTCCCTCGACCTGCGGCACAACTCCAAATACATCAGCATCCGAAAATCCGGGATTGATGTTGAAGATTTTTCTAAAATCGTGTATGATGATAGTACCTATACACAAGCGATTTATCTTCTTCAGAACAGCAAATTCATTTCTGAGTATCAGGGACGGCTATATGAATCTCCCACGGATGGAATTTTTAAAGCCGGAACGATGCAGATCAATGAAGATATGCTGAAGGAATATTTCAGTGAAGGGTATCGCGCTTTTTATCAGGAGCCCTCTGCCCTGAAAGAGAAAGACCCGCAGCTCTATCATTTTATCGAGGGATTGAAAGATGACAAAAAGTGAAGTGCTTCTGCTTGATGAACCCTCTGCAATCTGGAACGAAATGCAAAAGAATCCGGCATTGCGAACAGATGGAGATGTCTGGCTGCACATGACCCGCCTGTCAGCCAAGCAAGACCGACAGTGGTCTCGGGAAGCGTATGGCGACCCGGAAGCGTATCTGTATATGGACTTAAACAAAAAGAAGTGAGGTGTCATCATGGAAGATTTTCGTGTCATCTACCGCATTTTGAAGCATTTGCAGCAAAGCATGGACTTTGAGGAGTTCGATTGCGCTGGTTTTACTGCCGAGCGTTTCGGTACGAATCCAAACCGGTTTCAGGCACTTTTGATTCAGCTGCAGAAATCAGGTTATATTGATGGCCTGAACATCGTTCGCTACATTCGACAGCCGGAGCGCATCGAGCCACCCATGGAACCGCATATCACCTTGCAGGGGCTTGAATATCTTCAGGAAAACAGTCTGATGAAAAAGGCCGCCGCATTTGCAAAGGGTGTTAAGGAAATCGTCCCCGGCATCTGACAACCAAATACCGCAAGCGTCTTTGCTCGTTTGAGCAGGGGCGCTTTTTTCATACCGTTTTAGCTCAGATGGAAGAGCGCCGGTCTCCAAAACCGGATGCCGCAGGTTCGATTCCTGCATGCGGTGCCATCGCAGAGGGCAGTGCGTACCCTGCCCACAACCGAACACGGACGGAGAACCGTGTCACCAAACCGTGGTTTCACCAACAGAAAGGAGTTTTTCCACCATGAAGCGTGAAGACGTGAAGAACAAGATCCCCGGCATTACCGAGGAGCAGCTGAACTGGATCATGGCCGAGAACGGCAACGATGTCAACCGGGAAAAGACTGCCGCCGAGCAGTACAAGACCCAGCTGGAAAACACCCAGGCTCAGCTCAAGACCGCCCAGGACGGCCTTGCCGCCTTTGACGGCAAGAAGAAGCCCGAGGAATACGAGGCAGACATTGCCAAACTCAAGGGCGATATACAGGCACAGGCTGATGGCTTTGCCTTTGACAATGCCCTGAACACCGCCATTCTGGGAGCCAAGGGCCGCAGCGTCAAGGCGGTCCGGGCACTGCTGGATCTGGATGCCCTCAAGGGCTCCAAGGACCGTTCCACCGATATCTCCAAGGCTCTGGAAGAAGCCGCCAAGGCGAACCCCTGGGCCTTTGGCGAGGCGGCAGAAGGCGGCGCTGGTTCCGTTCACGTTTCCAGCGGCAAAGAGCACGGCACCCCGCCCGCCGGGGACGTTGATCCCGTGACCGCTGCCTTCAAGGCGATGAACCCCGATATCAACATCGAATGAGAGAAAGGATATTCTTATGGCACATGAAGCACAGGTCCGCTATTCCAATCTGGTCGACCTCAAGCTGCGCAAGACGCTGGTGAAGAAAGTCGGCGTGATCTGCAACAACCGCTACGAGGGCAGCCCCAAGGCAGGTTCCGTCAAGGTTCCCGTCCGTGACACCGAGGTGGTGGTGAACGACTACGACAAGGCCAAGGGTGCAAAGCAGACCAGCGGTGACACCACCTACCTCACCGTCAACATCGACCACGACAAAGCCGTGAATGAGATCATCGATGGTTTCGATGCAGAGAGCGTTCCCGGCAATCTGGTTGCTGACCGCCTGGACAGCGCCGGTTACTCTCTGGGCCTGCAGATGGATTCTGACGGCTCCGTGGAGCTGACCACTGCAGGCACTGCCTTCGGCAATACCACCGCCCTGACCGAAAAGACCATCTACGCCAACATCGTGGATGCACGCACTCAGCAGTCCTCCATCGGCGTGCCCACCGCAGGCCGCTGGCTGCTGGTCTCCCCGGACACCTACGGCCTGCTCCTGAAGAGCCCCGAGTTCATCAAGGCTTCCGACCTGGGCGACGCGGTCGTTCAGACCGGCGCTGTGGGCAAGATCGCAGGCTACACCGTGTTCGAGGATTCCACCCTGGGCGAGAATGTGGAGTATGTGGCCGGTCATCCCAACTGGTTCGCCGTCATCGATGAGTGGGCCGTTCCCGTCCACCTGCAGGATCTCTCCGGCTCTGGCGATTTCATCGGCGCATCTGCCGTGCAGGGCCGCAAAGTCTACGCCTACAAGGTCACCAAGGGCCAGACCATTCTTGTTAAGAAGAAGGTCGCAGCATAAGGAGGCCCCCATGCTTTACTGCACCTACGACCAGTATCAGACAGCGGGCGGCACGCTGGACGAGGCCGCATTCACGCCGCTGTGCTTCCGGGCCTCGAAGCTCATTGACCGGGCCACCTTTGGCCGGGCCGAAGCCCACACCAAAGGCTGCGCCGACTGTGCCGAAGCTCTGGCCATGGCCTGTGCGTCCATCGTGCAGAGCCTTGAACGGGCCGAAGCGGCACGCGCTGCCACCGGCTATGCGCCGGGCGTGACCAGTGTCAACAACGACGGCTTTGCCGTGACGTTCTCCGACGGAGCACTGGCCGAAAAGCAGGCCGCCGAAGCGCACAGCATTCTTTCCGGCTGCCTGGGGCACGACCCCCACGGCCTGCTGTATCGGGGGTGTTTCTGATGCAGTGCAGCGTAACTGTGGTGAACCTCATCCACGACACCGCCACCGAGATTGACCGGCCTGTCTGCCACGTCATCCCGGGGAGCAGCTGGCGGGAGAAGCTGGACACCTCCGGCGGCGACCCCCAGCGGACGGTGCACATCCGGCTACCCCCTGCCGCCGGGTATCTGCCCTATTTCCAGTGGGCAAAGCTCCCGCCCGGGGAAAAGGCCGCACACTGGACGCTCAAGCGGGGCGGCAAGCTCATCTGCGGCGCTGTCCGCATCCTGACCGAGGCCGAGTATGCCGCCCTCGAGAAAACACACATCTGCTGCACGGTGGCGGCGGTCTCCGACAACAGGGAACCGCTGCTGCCGCATTTTCATGTAGAGGGGAGCTGAGAAAATGAGCAAGCCTGTTTTTGATCAGCCCTACGGCCTGCGCTACAAGGTGGACGGCGTTCAGATGCAGCTTTCCTGGCGGCCTGACTTCGGTGCCGAAAAGACTGCTGCCCTGCAAAAGGCGCAGTATGCCATGGCACAGGAAGCGGCCCGGCTCATCGACAGCTATGTTCCGCTGGACACCGGCACACTGAAAAACAGCGTGCAGACTGCTTCCAAGTATGACGAGGGCCTTTTGGTGTACAACACCCCCTACGCCCGCAAGCAGTATTACCTGCACGCCGAGGGCAGCGACCTGCGCACCTTCATGGGCAACAAAGAACGTAGGCAGGAAGCCGACAAGTACAAAGGTCTGCGCGGCTCCTACTGGGGCCAGCGGGCACTTGCAGACATGGGAGAGCATCTGGCCCTTTATGCGACCCGTGCCGTTACCATGTTCTGGGGAGGGATGGGCCACTTATGAGCGAGAAAGCCACCATCACGGCCATGCGGGAGTGGCTCAAGACCTGCCCGCTCATCGCCGAAGAACAGACCGAGAACGGGGCAGCATTCCGTATCTCCGGGCTTTCCCCGGAGCCGGTGGCCGAGTTTTCCATTGAGGATTCCCCCACAGACCCTGTGCTGACCACTTATTTCTCCGGCAGGAACATGGCCAAAAGCTATGTATTCCTGAGCCGTCGGGAATACAGCGAGGCCCAGAGCACCCAGATCGCCAACAGCGGCTTTTTTGAGCAGCTGACCGACTGGGTGCTTGCCCAGAATGACCGGCATAACCTGCCCCAGCTGGAAGCCCCAAAGCAGCCCCTCAGCGTATCGGTCACCGCATCGGGCTATATCGTTACCAGCAGCGCCGGAAGCTGCAAAATGCAGATGCAGCTCCGGCTCGTTTATTACCAACCGAAAGGAGTTTCAACATGACTGTTACTGAAGCTGTTACCGCCTCCGGCATCACCCCCAGCGCCGACTACAAGGGCATCGAGAACACCGATGACTTTGTGCTGGCCATCTGCACCGAGGCCAGCAAGAAGGATGCCGTCAAGGATTGGACCGTCTGTGCCGACCATGTGCGGGAGCACAGCGGCGCACTGAACGTTTCCACCTCTGACAATACCTACATCCGCACCGGCCCCGTTACCACCAAGGGCAGCGTTCAGCGCACCCTCGCCATCAACGGCGACCGTTGCAAGGGCGATGCGTTCCAGGACTTCATTCTGGGCCACGAGATGATCTATGGCTTCGGCCAGAGCGTCATCCTGCCCTACATCTATTTCTCCCTGCGCACCGGCAAGGGCGAGAAGGGCGAAGCCGCATTCATCGTCACCAGCGACGTGGGCGGCTCTGCCGGCGCAATCGCCACCTTTGCCTGCGATGTAAAGGGCATCGGCACCCCTGCCAAGTTCGACTATTCTACCGCTGCGGCAGGCTGATCCTGCCCGTAGCTCCGTGCCCTCGTCCTGACCGGCGAGGGCTTTTTTGATAGGAGACGACCATGAAGATCTTTGATAAGGAATTTGCGTTTTCCAGCCTGAACGCCAACGATATCGAGCGGCTGGAGCAGGCAAAGGCAAAGCTGGAAAAGGCCGAGGAGGCCGAACGTCAGCGTGCACAGCAGACCCCTAACATGAGCTATGCCGAGGGCATCCGCGGCCAGTGCCGCATCGTGGAAGCGTTTGTCGATGATGTACTGGGCAAAGGGTCTGCGGCCGCTCTGGGGCTGGACGGCAACGACCTGGGCAAAGCCCTGACCGTGATGACCGAACTGACCCGGGCTGCCAATCAGGAAAAGCAGAAGTTTGACCCCAGCCTTCTGGCTCCTCAGCTGAACCGTGAGCAGCGGCGCAAGGCAAAGCGCCGCCGTCATCATGGCTGACATCCTGCTGGAACCACTGCCTACCGAGTGGGAGGGCCGCGCCATCGACCCGGACTTCCGGCCCATGGTCTGGTTGTCGAACCAGTATCAGCGCAGGCGGGAGAAAAAGGACACTCTCGCCCTTGCGCGGGAAGCGTTCCGGCGCTTCTACCGGGAGCCGATTCCTCCCCAACTGGCCCCGGAGGCCTATGAAAGCCTGCTGCGCTTTTACCACGGGGCCGACCCGCCCGGACGTTCCGGCGGCAAAGGCAGTGGTTCCGGTGAGCTTGCCATGGATTTTGCCTGTGACGCGGACTATCTGACCGCAGCCTTTCAGCAGGCTTACGGCATCGACCTTACGGCAGAGCGCATCCACTGGTGGCGGTTTCTGGCTCTGCTGCGGGGGCTGCCGGAGGAAACCACCATGGCGAAGATCATGTCCTGGCGCACGATGGACACCTCCGGCATGGAGGGCAGGCAGCGCCAGCAGTACGAGGACCTGAAGGAGACCTTTGCCCTGCCCAAAGAACTGCGGCACACCCGGACGGCAGTCACGGTGGCCGACCACAATGCCGCCTTCCTGCAGCGGCTCAGGCATGGCGATGACGAGGAGGTGAGCGCCCCCAATGGCTGATTTCAGTATTACGGGTGATGTCCGGCTGAACAGCGACCCGGCAGAGCAGAGCGTCAATAAATGGACGGTAGCCGCCGGTCAGATGATCGCCGATTTCGCTAAGAAAGCCGCCGATGCCCTGCTGAGCGTGGTGAAGAGCGGTCTGTCCTACAACCGGGACATGGAGAGCTACCTCACCAATTTCAAGGTCATGCTGGGTGACGAACAGCTTGCCGCCGAAAAGCTGGAAGAGATCCGCAAAATGGCGGCATCCACACCCTTCAAACTGTCTGATCTGACTGAAGGCACCCAGACCCTGCTGCAATTCGGCATTGCGGCAGACGACACCACCAACGTGCTGCAGATGCTGGGCGATATCTCTCTGGGCAACGCGGACAAGATGCAGACCCTTGTCCGGGCCTATGGCAAGATGTCCAGCGCCCAGAAGGTCACGCTGGAAAACGTGAACATGATGATCGACGCGGGTTTCAACCCGCTCAATCAGATCTGCGAGGCCACTGGTGAAAGCATGGCCGACCTGTACAAGCGCATCTCGGACGGCAAGGTGGGCTTTGAGGAATTGCAGGCCGCTGTGGACGCCGCCACCAGTCAGGGCGGGCAGTTCTACAACGGTATGCTGGAAGCCAGCCAGACCTTCCGCGGGCGGCTGTCTACCCTGCAGGACAACGTGGCTGCCCTGACCGGCAAACTGACTGACGGCCTGTTCTCGGCTCTCGGCGACCTCATCGTCAAGGCCAACGAGCTGGTGGTCTCCATCACGGAGGATGACCAGAAGCTGGCCAAACTGAAAGACACCATTGGTCGGGTCATCACCGTTGTCACCTTTGTCGGTGCTGCATTTCTGACCTACAAAGGTTACCTGACCGCCACCTCTGCCGCTACGGTGGTACAAACAGCTGCGACTACTGCCCTTGCTGCCGCCCATAAAGCTGCCGAAGGCGGGGCGACCGGTCTGGCTGTTGCTCAAGCGGCACTCAATGCCGTGATGAAAGCAAACACGGTCGGAATCGCCGTCTCTGTGGTGGCTGCTCTTGCAGCGGCCCTTGTGACTGCTTACCAGACAAGCGAGACCTTCCGCAACTTCGTGAGTGGGGTATTTCAGTTCGTCGCCAATATCGCCCAAAGCACCATTGGGGCGGCCATCGGATGGCTGGACAAGCTCAGTTACAAGCTGAACAGCTTCCTCGGGAAGGATGGTTATACCGGCTTTTCCAGCTACGATGACTACAAAGCAGACAAGGATGCACAGGCTGCAGCGGCCACTTCCAAAGCTAACCGGGAGGCACGGCACAAGGCAGCCCAGGCCGGGCAAGGCATCAGCACCAAGAGCTGGACGGAACTGCAAGAGGAGGCCAAAGCTGCACAAAAGACCACTGAGCAAGCGGCCAGTGCTGTTTCTGCGTCCTCGAAAAAGGCCAGTTCTTCCGCCAAAAAGGCTGCATCTGAGGTAGTGAACTCCATTACCTCCACCAGCACGCAGATTGAGAACGGGGTCACCCGTACCACCGAAACGGTCCATGAGACCCTGAAAAACGGCACGAAACAGCAGAAGCAGACCGTCACCGAAACCAGCCGTCAGATGGTGGACGGGGTCCTCTCGGACGTTAAGACCATCACCACTACAGCGGCAGATGGCACAAAGAAGGTCACGCAGAGCATCGAAGCCGTCCGTGACGTAGTTTCTACGGTCACCGCGACCCAGACGGCCCTCGTGGACGGGGCCAAGGTCACCACCCAGACCACCACCGAGACACTGGCAGACGGCAGCGAGCAGGTCAAGCGGGTCATCACCAGCACCGGCACCGAGGTCATCGAGGGCGTGCAGCACACGGTCAAGACCGTGACCACCATCGCCGCCGACGGCACACAGACTGTGGCAAAAACCATCGAGGATGCCGGGCCCCAGTACGGCAGCGTGGGTGAGCTGCTGACCACCCAGTTCCGCACCAAGCTGGACGAGGGGTGGGCGCAGATTCAGTCTGACATCCAGACGGATGCACTGGGGGCCATCGAGGCGCTGGCAACGGCCCTCAAGGATGGCGACCTCGAGAGCCTGGGCCTGTGGGCCGCTTCCTACTTCTGGCAGGCCTGCACCAAGGAGCAGCAGACCCAGATTCAGGCCGTAGCCATGGGGGCCCTGAACCAGCTGAGCAGCGCCCTTTCCGGCGTGTTCGGGAACCTGAGCCAAATGGCCATGGGTCTGGTGGCGCAGTTCGTGCCCGCCGCAGCCAGCGCAACCACGAGCCAGATCGCCCTGAACACCGCCATGGACGCAAACCCCATCCTCTTTGTCATCTCCCTCATCGGGATGCTGGTGGGTGCCCTGCTGAACTTCTCCGGCAAAAACAAGGACGTGGCCAACGCTTTCCAGAATGTCTGGGCGGGCGTTGAGGACTTTATGAGCTACATCTTCGAGGGCCTGATGCGCATCGTGGCGGCGGGCATCGAGGGCTTTGTCATCCTCATCAACGGCCTCATTGGCATGTATAACTCCGTGGCGTGGCACTGGGGCGGCCATATGGATTACATCAGCAATCCAGCCTGGAACTTTGCCAACCAAATTGCCGCCGACCGCAAAGCCCGGCAGGCCGAGCGAAAAAAGCAACAGGAGGCCATCAACAACCCCAGCAGCCCCGGCAGCTCCACCAACTCCCAGAAGGTCATCGAGAGCATGACCGACACCAGCAAGACCACCAGAGCAGACGGCAGCACCGTGACCACCAAAGTGCTCACCGAGAAGCTGCAGGATGAGACCGGCAAGATCACCCAGCGGGTGACCAAGACTGTCACCGAGGCGGGTACCAAGCTGGTGGACGGCGTGGAGCGCTCCTACAAGACCGTGACCACCTATGTGGATGGCATCCAGACAAAGATTGAGCGCAGCCTGAATGACATCACCAAGACCAGCAGCTCCACCACACCGACGGCCCCCACCACGCCGACAGCCCCCACCCCGGACAAAGACCTGACCGACGCTGTGGAGGCCAACACCGAGGCCCTGCTGGCCGCAAACAGCAAGCTGGCCGAGATGGTGCGGCAAGCCGATTCTCTGGTGCTATCGGACAACATGGCCATCAGCCGGTCTGTAGCCGCTTCCGGCACGGCACAGGTGGCCGCAGCCGCCAACAACTACCACCGGGAGGGCGACACCACGGTCAACCAGTATATCTACTCCAAGGCCCAGACGGCGGCAGACCTCCAGCGGGAAGCACGCTGGGAAGCCGACCGGGCCAAGGCCCAGAAACGATGAAAGGAGGGCTCCACAATGCCATTCAGAAAAGACCATTTGCAGCTGGTCACGGATGCCGGGGCCACTCTCGACATCGGGTGGGCTTACGGCACGCCCTACTCCCTCGACCCCATCAATGGCGTAGACGTGGACGTGCAGACCGCACAGGGCGTGAACCAGGTGGGCGTGAGCGTGGAGCGCCAGAGCGTGGCCGGGGTGAGCCGTGAACTCATTATCCACTGCCACAGCTCCCACGGCGATGCGGATGCGGAATTACTGCTGGAAAAGCTGCCCTATTTCACCAGCGGCACAATGTATCTTGTGGATAAATTCTTCTGCCGTTTTGTGCTTTCCAAGACCCCCTACACAAAGAGCATCCACCCCTACCCGGTGTTGGATTTCATGCTCTTCTGCCCGAAACCCTTCTGGTACAACTTGCAGGCTCAGAGCTTCTGCATCAACGGCTTTGTGCCCAGCTTCAGGCTACCCATCAATTACAGCACACCCCACCGTTTCGGCGTGCGCACCTCCATCGGCTGGCTGAATGCCTATAACCCCGGGGCGCTGGCAGTGCCCTTCACGGCCACCCTCAAGAGCGACGGCGCTGTGGTCAACCCCACCGTGCTGAACATCGTCACCGGCCAGAGCATCCGCATCCTGACCACCCTGACCCCGGGGCAGGTCATCGAGATCTACCGCACCACCACCGACAAGCTGGCTGTCAAGCGGACAGAGGACGGCACGGAGGAGAACATCTTCTCCCTGCTGGATGAGGACAGCGACTTGCTGGAGCTGGCCCCGGGCGACAACTTACTCAAAGCCACCGCCGACAGCGGCGAGACCAGCCTGCAGGTGACGGTGCGCTTTTATCCCATGGTTTCGGGCATCCTGCCGGAGGTGATCTCGTGACGCTGGACGTATTGGACGAGCTGACCCTCGCCCGGCTGGGCCGGGTGGAGGTGTGGGTGAGCCTTTACTGGGACGAGCCCTACAACACCGAGGGGAGCATGACGCTGGAAGTGCGGCCCACCGAGGAGAACCTCGCTCTTCTCCGGGAGGGCCGCTGGCTGCGCCGCAATGACAGCGATGTGCCCATGCGCATCTGCCACCGGAGCAACGAGAACGCCGACAGCAACTTAGTGGTCACCGGTTTCCCGGGAACGTGGATCTTCACCAAGCGGGCCTGCACCGCCATCGTGAAGAACGAAAACGCGGAAGCCGCCATGCGCAGGCTGGTCAGTGCCATGCAGCCGTGGCCCAAGCTGGAGCTGGGAGAGCTGGTAGGCTTTGACACCACCTACACCGCCCAGACCTCCGGCGGCAGCATCATGGACTACCTGATGACCATCGGCGCGGCCTGCGACCTGGGCTTCCGGGTACGGCTGGCAGGCAAGAACGCAGATAAGAAGCTGCTGTTCGAGGTCTACCGGCCCACCGCCGACCCCAGCAACAGGTTCAGCACAAAATGGGGCAACCTGCAGCAGGCCGCGTGGGCCTTTGGTGACAGCGACTATGCCAACATTGCCATCGTGCAGGGTGCTGGCGAGGGCGAGAACCGCGCCACCGTGACTGTGGGCCTGACGGATGCCACCGGAGCCGACCGGCGGGAGCTGTATGTGGATGCCCGGGATGTGCAGCCGGACGAGGAAAAGGGCGAGACCACCAAAAGCCAAGCCTACCTCGAGCGGCTCATGGCCCGAGGCACCAACAAGCTGCTGGAACAGCTCCGCACCGGAAGCATCGAGCTGACCATCGATGCCGAAGGGCTCTCCCCCGGGGATGTGGCCTTCTGCACCATCCCGGAGCTGGGCTACAAGGCCACCGTCCGGGTGGCCGATGTCATCACCCAAAGCCAGAGCGACAGCACCACCCGCACCGTGCGGCTGGGTACGCCGGTCTGGCGCAAGTTGTAAGGAGATGATCTTTTGAGCAAAATCGTTTTATACCCCGCCAACGGGTTCGACTTCGATGCCGCAGACGTGGCGGCCTACCTTGCGGGCCTCACCAGCGGTGTGTTCAGCTCCGCTGAGGATTTCCCGGTGACAGCCGCAGGCGGGCTGACAGTCATCGTGGGGGCGGGCCGTGGCTGGGTGCACCCCAGCCGATTCACCGGCTACTCCATCACCAAGCGGGAGGCCGACACCCTGACCATGCCGCTGGCCGACCCGTCTCTCCCCCGCATCGATCGAATCGTCATGCGCTATGATGCCGGTGCCAGAGCCGCCAGCCTGCAGGTGCTGCAGGGCACGGCATCCAGCACACCCACGGCCCCGGCCATCTCCCGCACCGAGCTGATCTACGACCTCTGCCTTGCCGAGATCACCCGCCCGGCAGGCTCCACCAGCATCACCACGGGCCAGATCACCGACACCCGGCTGGACGAGGCGCTCTGCGGCATCGTGCGGGACGGTGTGACCGGCATCCCCACCGACGAGCTGCTGGCCGCTGCCCGGGAGCGCATCGCCACGCTGGAGGAGAAAGCCACCACCAGTGCCGCTGCCGCCAAGGACAGCGCGGAGGCAGCCAAGAGCAGCGAGACCAAGTCCGCCGCCAGCGAGGAGCGCGCCAAGACCAGTGAGACCGCCGCCAAGCAGGCCCTGCAGGACACGGAGACGGAGCACACCGCCGCCTTGCAGGATATCGCACGGGCCCGCACCACGGCCCTGAACGATGTGGCAGCTTCCACCAAAACGGCCACCGCTGCGGCAAACGTTGCCACCCAGCAGGCCACCGCCGCTGCGGGAAACGCTTCCACCGCCACCGCCAAGGCCGGGGAGGCAGCCACCAGTGCGGGAGCGGCAAAGGCCGATGCTGACCGGGCAGAGAAAGCCAGCACCAACGCGGCCAATGCGGCCACCGATGCCGTGAAGCAGGCCAAGGAAGCCGGAACCTTTGATGGTCAGTCGGCCTATGCGCTGGCTGTTCAGCTGGGGTTCACCGGCAGTGAAGCCGCATGGATTGCCAGCCTGAAAGGCGCAAAGGGCGACAAAGGAAATACCGGTGCGCAGGGCCCCAGGGGTGCTACCGGCCCGCAGGGGCCGCAAGGGCCCACCGGTGCAACGGGAGCCAGAGGCGCAACAGGTGCTACCGGCCCACAAGGCCCAGCGGGTGCTTCGGCGGTAGCAGCAAGCGGCAGTAACTGGGCAAGATTTTCAGACGGAACACAGATCTGCTGGTACTCCATCAATTCAGACGGAAGCGATTATACATGGTCATTTCCGGTGGCATTTTCTAACACGGAATATTCTGTTGTTGCTTGCCCTATCTCATTTCTTTCGTTTGTTTGTAAGGACAAAAGAACGACATCATGCACACTACCTGGAACAAATGATACACTATGTCATGGCATTGCTGTTGGCCGCTGGAAGTGAGGTGAATGTAAATGGAGATCAGACCCGGAACCAAAATCCCGAAGCCGGTTATTACGCAGGAAGAGTGCGATGCCTATTCTGCCGTTGTGGATGCCATTACCGCCCACAATGCAGCGGCTGCCGTGGGCGAGACCCTGTGGAGCATGGACGACCAGCCGGGGGCCTACGTTGTGGTGGAGGCTGGCACGCAGCCAGACCCTGCCGCTGCACCGAAGCCGACCCCTACACTGGAGGAGCGGCTTGCTACGATGGAGAGCACCCAAGCAGATGCCGATGCGCTGAACGTTGACCAGGCCTACCGGCTGACCCTGCTGGAGCTGGGGATCACTGAGTAAAACCCTCTGCCAAGAGGACGATAACATTTTTAAGATGGGGCACTGCCCCGGAAAGGACAAACCTATGTTGTACCGTACCTGTAAACGCATGATCGAACGCGGCAATCTGGAGGGCATGAGCACCAAGCTGGACGTTTTCTATGCCGCAAGCAAGTTGACTGATGACGAGTACAAGGAGCTGACCGAGCTGCTGGCCGAGAAGGAGGCGCAGAATGCCCAAAACAATTCTTGACGTTTCCCGCTGGCAAGGCAGCATTGACTGGGACAAGGTCAAGGCAAGCGGCCTTGTCTCCGGCGTGATGATCCGGGCCATGGGCAACAGCAAAGAGGGCAAGCCCAGCAAGCCATACATCGACCCCTTCTTTGCCCGCAACTACGCCGAGTGCACCCACGTAGGGCTGCCGGTGGGCGTGTACGGCTACTTCAAGGCCACCACCAAGGCACAGGCCGACAAGGAGCTGGCCCTGTTCAAGCAGGCGCTGGGCGGCAGAACGTTCCAGCTGCCGGTTGCCGTGGACATTGAGGACAAGCTGCAGGAAGCCCTGAGCAAGGCCGCCCTGACCGACATCGTGGCCCACTGCCTGAGCGTGGTGGAGAGCTGGGGCGTGTACGCCATGCTCTACACCGGCCTGAACTTCGGGCAGACTAACCTTTACATGGGTGGCGCGGCCCTCAAGCCCTACGACGTATGGCTGGCGGCCTACCGCACCAAGAAGCCCGCTCCCGGCTGGCCCTTCGGCATGTGGCAGTACACCAGCAGCGGCAAGATTCCCGGCATTGCCAAAGGCGCAGACCTGAGCGTGGCCTACAAGGACTACGCGGGCATCATCCAGCGGGCCGGACTGACGAAAGTGAGAGGAGCATAAGTGATGAGCAAGAAGCTTTTTATCAGCCAGCCTATGAACGGCCTATCGGACGAGCAGGTGCTCCAGGAGCGTGCCGCAGTGATCGGGAAGGCAAAGGCCGTGTTTGGTGACGATGCGGTTCCTCTGGAAACGTTCTTTGAGGACTTTGGCCCCGATGCGAAGCCGCTGGATTATCTGGCACGCAGCATCGAGTTTCTGGCTAAGGCTGACGTGGCGGTTTTCGCCCCGGGCTGGGAGTACGCACGCGGCTGCCGCATTGAGCGGCAGTGCGCCGAGGAATACGGTATTCCGGTAATGGAGGTGTGAGACCGATGGCAAGTTGTCTGATTTCAGATGCACCATACGCACCCTGGCTCTCAGAGGTTCTAGCTACACTGGAAGAGCACAAGATCGACCGCATCGCCATAGCAGCGCCTCTGGCAGACGGTGAGGTGTTCACGGGGTACTACAACATGAATACCCAAGACAAGGCCCTGCTGGCATCCAATATCCAAGCAGATGCCGTTCTGGATGCGGTGTGTCACAACGGACAGCGCATCCAGCAGGCGTGGGAAGATGATGAGGAGGGGTGAGACCGATGTGGCAGTTTATCACGGAGTATTGGGCCGGGTGGCTCTGTGCTCTGATCGGCGGCGCGATCCTTGCCGCCATCCCCAAGATCAAGGCCCTGTGGGACGCGGTGCTGGCCCTGCTGCACGACCGCATCTATACCGAGTGCTACCGTTTTATGGAGCTGGGGTACATCACCCGCGACGGCCTGCGCAACCTGAATTACCTCTACAAGACCTATCATGTGATGGGCGGCAACGGCACCGGTACGGAATTGTACAAGAGAGCCTGCGCTTTACCCATCCACGACTGAAGAAAGGAACTGACAATATGAACGCACACATCACTGGGAACAACACCCCCGCCATCCCCGCCGCGACCATCGCCCGCACTGTTGTGCTGGCACTGGCCCTCGTCAATCAGCTGCTGAGTGCAGCAGGCAAGCCGGTGCTGCCCATCGACAGCGCCAGCGTGGAGCAGTGGGTGACGGCTGGCCTGACCACCGCTGCCGCCATCTGGGCATGGTGGGAGAACAACAGCTTTACTCCCGAGGCCATCCGCGCCGATGAGCTGCTGGATCAGATGCAGGGGAAGATCAAGTAAGAGTACATAGCAACAGCCCCGAGGAACCATCTGGCTCCCCGGGGCTGTTTTCTTTTGGCATATTTCGGCATATTCCGACGCATTCCGCATTATCCGGCACATTCTGACATTTTCCGGTTAAAGTTGGATGGAAAGGATGTGCAAACTATGCCTGACATGAAAATTTCGGACTCCCCTGCCCAGCTGGATCAAATCCTCCGGCCACTGGGAATCACCCGGAGCTCAAAGAATTACCGTGTTCTCTGCGACTGCGTGGCTCTGATCTGTGAACAGGAGGACCGGCTGGAAGCCGTACAAAAGGAGATCTATACCCCCATCTCAGACCAGCGGCGCTGCAAGTGGTCCGCCATTCAAAGTGCCGTCCGGCGTGCAGCAGAGAAAGCCTGGGCGCTGAACCCCGAGGGCGTTCAGCAACTGGCTGGCTACCCACTGACCGGTGCACCCAGCGCGGTGCAGTTCTTGGAGATGCTTTACAATGCCGTGGTGAGAGGGTAACGAAACGGCTGCCATGCGAGTGTGATGCGTGGCAGCCTATTTTTGCTTGATTTTCGCATAGTTTCCCGCAAAAGTGGGTTTGACTGTGGGTTACAGCAAAAGAAAAACACCCAGAAACTCACGTTTCTAGGTGTTTTATCTTGGTGGGCGCGGGTGGATTCGAACCACCGAAGCTGAAAAGCAGCAGATTTACAGTCTGTCCCCATTGGCCACTCGGGAACACGCCCATATCCTATTTGCAGTCATCGCTGACTGCCTGTATATTTTATCATCTGAAGTGGCATTTGTCAACTACTTTTTCCACGGATTTTCTCTTTTTCTGTCGTTCTCTATTTTCCTGCGTTTTACCGCAATAAAATCACTTTCTATAACAGCAAAAGACCCCAAAACGTTTTCCGTTTTGAGGTCTTTTTGGAGCTAGTGACAGGAGTTGAACCTGCAACCCATTGATTACAAATCAATAGTATTTTTCGTATTTATGCTATTTTTACTTTAATTGTTAGTTTGTTGTTTGCTTATTGCGTACTCTAAAAGCGATAAATCGTCCGCCTTATCTTACAACAAATGTTGCAGAAATTCAACGCATGTATGCGGAGCGTTCTTTTGCAACGGCTTCGCACAGGCCAGAAACAAGGTCTTCCGCCATGCTCCACATGTGATGCAGCTCTACGCCTGCTGCAGAATCCTCGCTGTCAACGCCTGTAAGGATTTTCTGCGCAATGCGGCGGTTTGCGTCAGCGTGCTCCATTTCTTCCCCAGAGAGCTTATACCACTCAGAAGAAGCGTAGGGGCAGACAGTTTTATAGTCCATCGCCATGCTTGCGTAGTTCATCGCATCGCTGTACTCTTCGGCCATTTGCTTTGCAGCATGAACAAGTGTGTCCTTATACCCTGCAAACTTTGTTTCGTCCATCATAACCAGATCCTCCTTTTTACAGCTTCTCCACGGTCACAGCCAGGTTGTTCACCACGGCAGCAGTACCGGTCAGCAGGAAGCTCAGGATAGAGCTTTCGCAGCCGCACGCATTGCGCACCAGGAAAGTCAGTGCCAGATTGGTCGGCGCAGCCGCAGCGGCCACAGTCTGAGAAGCGGTAGCACCGATGACAGCCACGCCATCCTTCTGACCGGTCAGGGTCACGGTTCCCGCCGCCGTGGGGGCCAGTGTAGCAGACACGGTCACATGGTAGTAGCCTTGGCCCAGCAGGGTGATGGTGTTGCCGTCCTGCCGGATGTTGCAGCCGAACCGCCGGGAAGTGATGCCGACAGGGATAACGTCGTTTACCGCCACGGTCTGAGCCGAGGTGTTGGCGGTATAAATCGCGGATTTAGACATAAAATATCTCCTTCCTTATATAAAATGGCGGAGCAGCCTTTGCCGCCCCGCCGATCCTCGCCAAAAGGGCGTATGTGTTAGATGTTACCGCAGCCGTTGCTGCAGCCACAGAAGGGGCTCGGGCCAGCATTGTAGGAGTAGCCGTTGGGGTACCGGACTACGCCATACATCTGAGTCTGAAGCTCCAGCTGGCTGATCCGCTGGTTCTGTGCAGCGATAGTCTGCTCATACTGCTGTTTCTGGAGCTCGGCAAACTTCGCGTCAATGTTGGAGTTGATCGCGCAGGTCTGTTTGTCCATCTGGGCTGCCAGGTTGGCAGTCGCCAACCGGTTGTCGCAGCCACACTGAGCAAGCTGTGCCTGGATGCCGTTGCCGGTCTGCAGGATGGCGGTGTTGGTGCCCGCCTGAGCCAGAGCAACTTCCTTGCCCAGCTGGTCGATGTTGCCCTGCATCGTGTAGCCGAGATTGCAGATGCCGTCGCCAATGTTGGTCAGCCTGTCGTTCAGCTGGCCAAACTGCTGGCCGAAGAGGATTTCCTGCTGGCTTGCCGCAGTCGCATACTGGCCGTACTCGCTGGTGCGGTTGCCCCAGAGGCCGCCGTTGCCGCCCATAAAGACGAACAAAAAGAGGATGATGATCCACCACGCGCCACCCTGGCCCCATCCGTCGTTATCGTTGCCACGGGTCACGGCAGCGATATCGCTCAAAGACATGTTATCCATAGTTGATTTCCTTTCTTGAGAATAGTGAAATTATTTCAAATCGTGGCCACGATTTTTCGATTACTTGATGAAAGGCATGATCTGCCTTGCCATCGCTTCCAGCTGGTGGTACTGCTCATCTGACATCTTGCCGGACTTGCGTAGCTCTTCCACCTGCTTTTTGGGGTTTCCCTGAAAAGCGGAGCGGAACTGCTGAAACTGCCGGAGAAGTTGCGCCACATTGCCCATCGGGCCGGGCATCGCCGGGCTTCCTGAGCCGCCCAGGAACTGCATCAAAGGATTTGCCATACCTTAGCCCTCCTTTGCCCGTGCGGGCCTTGCAGGAGCCGCCGGGGCTGTCTGATACTGCGCCATCACGCGCTCCACCTCGGCCTTTACGGCAGCCTGTATCTTCTGATCTGCCTGCGCAGAAGTCAGATACTGCGTCTCTGCTGGTGTCTGCATCGTTGCCGGGTCGATCTTTGTCAGGCGGTAGTACTCGCCGGACGCATAGCCCATCGTGTCTGCCTTTTTGACAGCCATGACAGGCTCGTTTTGCACCATGATCCAGCGCGTTTCGCCGGGCTGTACCATGACTTTGTCCACATCCGCGATTGTCGGCACCATTGTGAAGGGACTTTGTCCCCCGCTCTGTGGAGCGGCCTGCTGGGCTATTTGCTGCTGATACTGGCCTTGCCCAAAACCCATCGGTGGCATCCCACTGTAAGGGTTCGATTGCCAGCCGCCAAAAGGATATGCCATAAAGCTTCCCCGTCCTTTCTTGATCTTGTAGCACCAGTGTACCTCTCCCGTATATCCTGAGTGCGCAAGGAGAATGCAGGGAGTGCGCAAATTTTCAAAAAACTTTGAAGATCCTCTTTACATCTGCTTGCAGATGTGCTATAATAAAATCACGGAAAGCAATACAACACACAACATTATGGAGGTAAAGATTATGACTATGAAGGAAAAAGCATTAGAATGTCTCAACGAGGCCAAAAAGCTTGACTTTGATAAAGAGGATGCGAAAATCGATTCTTTTTTGACAGATATTTGCGATATGGCATGCATTGACACTCGGAGCCTTTACGCGCAAGATTTTGATAACGCACTTTTTAAGGCCGCTGAGTTGATCGGCATTCTTCCAGAAGTAAAAGAATATATCAACGAATATAACGAAGCAATCAAAGAAAGCGACCCGAAGGAATATGAAAAGTTTTATAAGGGCTAAAAGGGATGAACATTATAGTGCTCGGTAAATAAAAAGCCCCCAGGTGACGCGCGAACGCCGCCCGGGGGCTTTTACGGAAAACATACCTCACACACTTAGAGGTATGGAAAAAGTATATCACGACAAGATATTTTTGTCCAGAGAGGAGTAAGCATGGAAAAGATATACCCACCTCTTGCCATTCTGAAGGAGATCACAAGGGTCATGCCAAAGGTCTGGCAGATCATTGACGTGTCCCGGCCCATAGGCGTACAAAATTCAGGGTGCCCAGACAGATGCTTCGCCCCCATTGAGACAGCCACAGCGGCAAGCATTTTCTGCCAAGAAAGCGCCGCCTGGAAAAAAGGTGCAGATATCGACATCCCGCAGCCCAGATTGACGCTTGCCCTCGCCCAGTGGCGAAAGGATAAAGAGGTCTTTGTGGTAAACCCAGACTTTGCCGCCGTGCTTTATGCGCAGGATGATATGGACATTCCGGCAGCCGCCTTTGACTATCTGCCTTACAGCTGCTTCTATGTAGAGAGCCCCGGCCTTGATGTGTACCTGACCGGAATTCATGGCTTTTTCTTTTATCTGGGATGGGACACGAAAGAGCAAAAAGTTCTTCTGAGCTTTGTCTTTCTCGGGGAAAGTGGCGGATGCTATCCCTTTGACCTTCCACTTGATGGAGAAAGCCTTGACGTGTGCTTTGATGCCGCTGTCAAGAAGCGGGCACAGAGCGGAAACGCCCACCTTGCCACGGTGGCGCGGCAGGAGCAAAAGCAAAGAGATGCTGTCATCTCTCTTTTGCGCTGTGCCTTGCAAGTGGTGCTGTATCTATGCGCATCCAACGCCGAAATCGTCCCCGATCCAGAGCAAAAGACCGTCACAAAGCACAGCCGCACCGTCAAAGACCGGTATGCAGAGATCAGGAAGTGGGATGTCGGTATGCGTGTAGGCGCATCGCTCCGTGAGCAATCCAGGCGCGCCGCCGATGAGGATGCCCCGGCCCGCACTGGCAGCCACCAGCAGAGGCGGCCGCACATGCGCCGTGGGCACTGGCACCACTTCTGGACAGGCTCGAAGTCTGAACCGGATAAAAGAAAGCTGGTACTGAAATGGCTTTCTCCGATTTTTGTTGGTGCTGGAGACGTAGAGACACCTGTTGTGATGCATAAAGTGAAGGAAGTGTAAGAGATGCCGCCGAAGAAAAATCACATCGGGGAAAAACACGGGACGCTTGAAGTCATCGCAGAGGCCCCATCAAGAAAAAGTAAGTCCGGAAATTTGCTAACCTGCTGGAAAGTGCGCTGCTCTCATTGCGGATGCGAAAAAATTATGCTTTGGGGTAGCATCCGGAACGCAAAATCGTGCGGGTGCATCAAAGTGACAGATGTGCCAAAGGAATGCACTTGTAAAAGGTGCGGAAAATCTTTTACAGGAAACATGTTTACCGCTTACTGTCAAGAGTGCAAAGAAGTCATAAAAGAATTGCACGGAGTAAAAGGGAATTCGTGTTTTTCTTTTGAAACAGTATGTATTGACTGCGGCGCGCATTTTGTTGCAGGCTCAAAAAAAGCTCTCCGATGCCCTGAGTGTAGAAAAAAGGCCAAAAGAGAAAGCAATCGTCTTTGTGCTCAGAGGCGAAAAAACGGGACAGCAAGAAGGCTTGGAGGAGTATACTCGTGTGCTGACTGTGGGAAGCCTTTTATCTTAAAAAATGGATTTCAAAAGTACTGCCCAGACTGTGAGCCGAAGCACGCAATACAATCGTGGAAAGAGTATAAGGAAAAATACGCAAAAAAGTAAAAATCCCCGGTGCTCTATCCATGCGGAACACCGGGGATTTTTATGTGTTCGATTCAAGTGCTGAAAGCACCACTTTCAGCCGGTAGCATACCGCCCTACGGCTGTAGTGTGTCTGTGCTGCAATGTCCGGCAACGGAAGCCGCTCAACATACCGCAGTAAGGCTATCTTACGGTCTACCCTCCCAAGCGGTGCGCTTTTGATGGCGGCGGTCATCTGCTGTCGGTCAAGCCCTTGCAGCGCAGCGGGCAGCACTACACGAGCCGCCGCCACAGGCAGCCCCGAGCCAGAAGGGCTGTGGTAGCTGTCCTGCGTTGCGCACCATAGCGGTGACGGCACCGAGATGGTATGTTTTCTTGAGGTCACGAAAACGTCCGAAGACCATTTTCGTGATGTGCCGAAAATGCTCTTGTGCGATTTTGTTGACCTCAACAAAATCGTCGTATGTAGTGCTTGCCATGATAACCTCCTTACTGCTTTTGCAGTGCTGCCTTTGCCCGGTCAAAGAAAAACTGGATAATGGTGCCGATGGTCTCATCGGTGATGGCCCACGAGATAAATTTCCCCCACTTGCTGGCGCTGAGGGCCATGCGGAGCATCTGTGCCACCCACGCCTTGCGTTCTGCGCCTCTCTTGGTGCCCTGAATCTCGTGCTCTGCCTGCTCAATTAGGTCAAGCACAGTGCCCTTGACAGCCGCACCATAGCCCAGCCGGATGCAGCCCAGTGCGTAGAAGATGAACCCGCCCAGCATGAGCACGAGGGCCACAGGGGCAGGAAGTGCGGTTAAAAGGTTATTGATTGTTGCCATGTATTACTCTCCTCTCTCTTTTTCAAGGTCTGCAATGCGGTGGTTTGCCACTTTCATCTGCTCTTCAAGCACCGGGATGCGCTGGGCGAAATTGTTGTGTGTCCGGACTTCCCGGGTCAGCTCTTCCAGCTTGGTTTCGGTCACAGCCTGCTGCTTGTCCAGTTTGGTATCCATGCTCTGGGCGGTGTAGTTGTTAGAGACGACCACGCCGATCAGGCTCAGACCGCCGGTGATAATGGCTACGATGATTGCTTCGCTCATGCGCCCTCCCGAAGACGGGTCAGGCCCTTCTTGCGGATGATTTTGGGGTAGTTGACGGTAGTCACGTTGAGGTCAACGTTGCCGGAGATGCCCGGCACGCTGCCTTTACTGGTGTGCTGGTGGGCACTGTACTTGAAATCCACTTTCGGGGCCTTGCCGGTGTAGTCAGCCAGCCAGATGTCCCAACGGCTTGCCAAGCGGCCCATATCCAGCTCCATGTTGGAGTAGTGGGTGTAGGTGTACAGCTGGGCGTAAAAGCCCATTTTTTCCACATGTTCCAGCGCATAGGCGGTGAGGTTGGTGAGGTCGAGGGTGCTCATGGGTTTGAGCTTGTTTTCCTCCACGTCCACCGCGATGGGCATGGTCAGCTCCTTGCCGTAGACCGCCTGCCGCAGAAGGGCAAGCTCTGCATCGGCCATCGCTTCGCTGGTGGCGTAGGTGTAGTAGTACACGCCCACGTCCAGCCCGGCAGCCCGGGCGTTGCGGTAGTTGGTCTCAAAGGTCGGGTCGATGTACAGGCCGTCTGCCCGCTTGGAAAGCTTGCGGTTAGTGCTCACGGTCTTGAGCATGGCCCCCTTGTAGCCCGCCGCTGCCACCTGTGCCCAGTTGATTTCGCCTTGATACCGGCTCACGTCAATGTACCGGTAAGGCGGCTCACCTGCCCACCCGGTCACGGTGTCCACAGTGGACACATCCGGTGCAGGGGTAGGCTCTTCCTTGTCGGCACTGTCACCGGCAGCACGAGAGAGTGCAGAAAAGATATCCCGCAGGAAATCAAGAATTACTTTCCACCTCATAAAAACCCTCCTCCGTCAGCTTTTTCATCACGGCATCCTTGTACCGGTCAGGCACGTTGTCGATGGTAAAAGCGCCGTCAAAGCGGTGCAGTTTGATCTGGGTCACATAGAACAAAACCATAGTATCCTCCTTACTGTGCGGCCAGCAGGTCAAGCATAGCCGCTTCCAGAGCGGCAAGGCGCTCTTCTGCGGTGGGCAGCTGCGCCTTTTCCTCTGCTTCCTTGCGGGCCTTTTCCTGTGCGGTTAGTTCCTCTGCGGTGTACAGGATGTACCGCTGGCGTTCGATGGTCTCGTCCCATGCGTCTTTACCAGCCACGCCGGGCACGTCCACCACCGTGATGCGGTCACGGCCCCCGTTGGGGTACTCTTTGTACTCGTAGTGGGTAACCGGCTTCACCGCTTCCACGGCCTCGTGGTGGATGATCTCCGGGTCGTCCTTCAGGTAGCCCAGTGTCAGGTCGGGGTTTTCGATGGGGTTGCCGTTGCTGTCGATGATTTTCATGTGTGCTCCTTTCGGTTATGCTACTCTTCGCCATAGGTATAGGCAGTATGCCGGGGGTTGGACGGTGGTGGAATTGCCATAGATGGAGTTTCCCAACGAGGCTTTCAGCTGAACGTTACTCCGATATACTCCGCTCTGCCCGGACTCTGAAACGTATCCATTGATAAAACCATTAAAAAGAGGTTTAAATACGTCGCTCGTTATATACGGTTTGCTGCTTGAGAAAAGCATATCGTTCACCTGAGCCGCAATATTCGGCAGTCCTGCCTCCAGCTTTGTCCCAGCTGGGTGCGTGTCGCTTGCACCCCAGATAGTGCAATCCTCAATGCGCTCCCACGTCCCGCCGTAAAGCTCGGCCGGGCTGGTAGCGTTTTCGCTGATGTACAGGCTGCCCACGGGGTGATCTCGCTCGACTACCGCCGCAAGGACTTGCTGATAGATAGCATAGGCATCAGGGCCAATGCCGTTTTTGAGTTCTCCTAGTGCCATGGTTTCTCCTTTCAGTTATGCTACTCTGCGCCAGATGTACACACAGTAGTAGGGAGGAATGCTAGAGCTAGATGCGGTGTTTCCTGCAACAGAGTACGTTTCTCCATTGGGCTTCTCACCATATGTCGAGGAAAATCCATCATTGGCGAGTGTATACTGTCCGTCATCAACTTTTCTGTTATCATCGTTCCACGATTGTGTTTTGTAGTTATATGTGGAAATGGCGGATGACGGATATCCGACCAAAGCGCCAAGCCGCCACATAAACGATAATTTGTACTCATGTTCATGCGTCGCGCTACCTCCCGTACTCCCTGCCGGGTAGGTATCGCTTGCGCCCATGATAAATCTGCCCTCAATGCGCTCCCACGTCCCGCCGCCAAAAGTTACGGACGGGTTTTCAGGGCTGATGGTCTGATAGATACTGCCTACAGGATGTGCCGCAAGCAGGAAGTTGGAATAGATGGAGCCGTCACCATAGAACTGGCCACCATACTTGATGGGATACCACCGGGCAGAAATTTCCGCAGTCGGAATGTTGTGCGCACGGATACGGATAGCTCCGGTTCGAGTTTCGGGGTTTACAAGCATAGCTTTACCGGCTACGTCTGCGCTTGCAGGGTCGATGCTGACAGATACCACAGTCGTGGACGTAACGTCTGCTGTAATATCAATGTAATGCGGGTACTCTGCAACTTCTGTGTCTGTCTGCCACCCCGTAATTGGAATAAAAAGATCATGTGGATCGACGGAGTCTGCTTTGCCCTTGTTCAGAAGCTTCGCCGCCTTCTGCGCGTTATTGACCTGTTTCATAAGGTAGTTGTACCCGTGCTGCTCGTCCAGACCAGCCTCAGCGCCGGTCGGGGCGACGGTCTGTTGGGATGTCCAATTTTCCGGGAGATCAGCGGGAAGAGGAATGTTTTTCAGGATATCATCCGCCATAAAGCAATGTTCCCTCCTTGAAGATAATGGTGTGTTTGAACTTTGTTCTGGTCGTGGTTTCGATGCTAACATCGTTCTGTGTGAGGGCGGCTCCGAACGCATCTTGTGCGGAGATGGCAGAGACTTTTGTGATCTTTTCCGATGGCAGAAGCTCATACTGCAGCGTGACTGCCGCACCGGAAAGGCTCTTTGCGAGGTTCGGAACGGTATACTCGCCGTTCAGCTGCACCATGTTGATGTGATCCGCCAGATACGAGGCAAGGCTTGCCAGAAGTAGCGGGGTCACAGATGCAGAAGCGGGCGTGGCGGCCGTCACCGGGACAAAATTATTTTGTCCCGGTGACGCGAAAGCATCCTTGCCCAAAAGCCAGCTGCCCAGAAGATAGTGATACCGGCTTCCGTTTGCCAGCACGGTGTCCGCCCCCTCCAGAATAGAGAGATTTACGTCCACGTCTGTTTTTTCGGTAATGCCGAAATAGCAGTCCGATGCGTACAGCGTTTCTCCCGCATCGTTCAGTATCTCGTAGTGCGTGACAGTCGGAATGTCCGCCATCGGCTCTACGGACGCTTCCAGCTTCAGATTCTCGCCTGAGATTATCAACGTTTCAGAACCCACCTGCAGTGTCGCAGATGCAATGACGCTTTTCAGCGGTTTCACGGTCGCCGCGCGGTTGAGCCGTGCCGTCGTGGCAAGCTCTTCCGCCCTGTGGGCAACGCCCAGAAGAAGTGTCCGCGTCAGTGTCGGTGATGCAGCAGCCTTTGCGGTCGTCCATCCTCCGAACTCGGCAAACGGCTTTTTCCCAAGGGCCCAGCCGCCCAGCCGATACTGATAATTGTATTTCTGCACATCGACCTGCTCTGTGATCATGATCCCGGTCTTGAGGTACGGCATACTGATAAAGACGATGTGAGCGGGCTTGATCTGGTTGATCAGGTGTGTCACCTCGTCGTAGTACGACTGGTTCTTTGCGCTCGTCGCAAGCCTCAGCTCGTAGAGCGGGTATGTGATGGAGCACGTCCATTTACCCGCGCCAATCAGCTCATCCAGCTTCTGATACAGAAACCCCAGTGTGTAGGGCGGGCGGGTCGCAATGCGGGTCATTACACGCTGCCTGCGAAACTGCAAAGATTCCTTTTCCGGGACAGCCACGATGTGAAACACTTTTTCCCACTGTGCAACGGAATCCTCGTCCATGGTCTGGAAAAAGAAGTTGCTTTGGACCCCTTCCACGGAACCGGCCAGCAGGTCAAACTCCGCTTTTTCAGCAGTGCAGATCTTCTGATAGTCCTGCACTTCCCGGTAGATGGGCGGCAGCAGCGGCAGCAGGTCGTGCGAAAGATCAAGCTTCATGCAGCGTCACCGTCCCAACCACAGGAACCTGCTGCTGTGCGCCGGTTTCTGTCAGAATCAAATCGTCCGCTGCTCCGTTCAGCTGGACGTTTGTCACGTTTACCACGCCCTCTGCCGTGATGATGGCCGCAGATACGCGGGCCGTGTAGACGTTGGCGCTATACTCAATGCCAGTTTTGCTGATATTGGTCTCCCAGCTTTTCCGCACATTGAGCAGATATGCCTCCAGCGCCTCCCGTACCGCGGTGCGAACTGTATCCAGCGAGTAGCTGGGCAGGAGTGTCACCGATGCGGTGACCAAAACTTCCAGCTTCTCCGGGGCCGTGATCGTTACCTTTGCACCGATGGGCGCAAGACCGAGTCCCTGCCCGGAGTACGGCACCGGGTCGATGGTGTTCTGAATGGTCTGCACAAGGTCGGTGGATGCAGGCAGCCAGTCCGCACCCAGAACGGAGCAGAGCACCGTGCCGCCGCCTCTCCATGTCGGGTACACCTGCACAGCGCCCACACCGTCCAGCTTTTTGATCTCCTCCACGTACTGCGACACATTGCCGCCAAAGGAGCGGCTGTTCAGCGATGCCTCGATGCGGGCGCGGAATTCGTCATCGGTCTCGGTCTCGTCTCCGGGTGTCAGGATATCCGAGATCCGGGCAGAGGTCAGGCCCTGAATGGTGTCGATGGGTAGGATAGGGCCGGCGTAGTCGTTGCCGATGGTGCCGGGTGTTTCGGCCAAAAGGCGGTAGGTGTGCCCGGAACCCAGAGCGGACAGCGCAATAAAATTGATACTGTCCGCGCCGTTGATGGTAGAAAACCGGCTGCCCAGCGGGATATCAATATTGAACTCGCCTTTTCTCACCGCCGCCGTGGCCTGCTTGCGGGTAACGGTGGCGATGGGGGCCAGCAGATCCAGCGCTCTGCCAGTGGCTGTCTGAAAAAACGCCTGCCGCTGCACCATGTTCAGGGAAAGGAAGAACCCCTCAAAGACATAGGCGGCGGGAGAAAGAGCTGTGGGGATGGGGCTTGTGTCCCGCTTGTCGTAGTCGTCCGGAATCTGAGACAGCATATAGTCCAGAATGGCCCGGTACTGTGCGGTAGAAAAATCGATCATGCTGCGGTGTTCACCTCCGTGCTTGCCTGCATTTCGCCGTAGATTGTGGAGACGGTAAAGGATGCTGTCAGGGCCTGTCCCTGCACCGTGTAAGAAAAGTCCTTCACGCCGGTCACCCGGTCGTCCACAGTCAGGGCCTCTTCCAGGCGGCGCTGCAGTTCGGCAGCCACATAGCCCGGGTCTTGCCCCAGCAGCCCCTCCCACTCCATGCCGCTGTAAGAGCGGAAGATCTGCCAGCGATAACGTTCCACGTTCAGAATGATATTCACGGCCTGTTTTACGGCCTCATACCCATCACATTCCCCGGTGATGCGGCCAGATGTCTGGTCAATGAACCAGGTTCTGGACGGCTGAGAAACGTACTCCACGCCGCCGGAAAGGTCGATGGACGCGCCTGTGGGAAGCGTAGCCATTACGATTCACCTCCGTATACTCGGGAAAGCACAATGAATTTCTGGCCGCTCTGAACACGAAGGAGAAGCACTTTGTCCCCGGCTTTCAGGGCCGGGTTCAGGATGATGTACTTTTTGTCCTTGCTCAAAGGCAGCGCAGCGCCGTTTTCCCAGCCCACAAAGTTTTCTGCCTGAACTTTTGCGTCAAATCCATCCGGCAGGGCCGACCACTCCGTGAAATAGGGCGGAGCCGTGAAAGCGTCCTCGCTGGGGCCGGATGGCGTTGCGTGCTTGTGCTTCAGGATTTTGATCTCGTGCCGGTGGCGCAGGATGGGGATCTTCTTTTCAATGACAGGCTCTGCCAGGTAAAGCACAGCCTGCTTCAGCGGGGCCATTGCTTCACTGATCTGGATCTCCAATTCATCATCATCCGGCGGGGCCTTTGTTACCGTGCCGATCTGCAGGTCTGTGGGCTGCCCAGCATCGTTGGTCTGCCGGTTGATCTCCTGCAATACTCCCAGTAAATCCACGCTTTTCCCTCCTTACAGTGCTTTTGCTTCCAGTTCCATGGTGTGCTCGTCACTTTTGAAGGTGTGCTCCACCTTTTCCAGCATGACATACCGCTTGAACGGCTCACCGTCCAGATCGGACAGGTTCACCAGGATCAGCGCCCCAGCCCGCAGGCCCGGCACGCCCAAAGAAGAGAACTTGAGCTGCTGCAATACCCGGTTATAATATTCCAGGCTCACCTTTGCCTGCTCCTTTACCTGTGCGTCGTTGGCGGCCTCGTCCACGGTCTGGTACAGCTGCAAAAGGCCCCACTTCCCGATGTGATCCGAATCCTTCATCACAAAAACATCCGCCTTTCCCGTCTCCTGATTGGGCCGGGCCAGCTTGATGCTGTTGTAGGTCTGGGTGTCGATGGAGGAATTGAAGGTGTAATTCGTCATCAGGCTGTAATCGCCAATGACGATGTCGGTTTTCAGGTCGTTGGCCTCCTTGAGGGCCAGTCCGTCACCGGAATCGTAAAACACATAGACCTTTCCGGTGTTGAGCAGGGTCTTTTGCAGGGCAGTGTTGATGATGTCGATGCAGCTTTTGTCCTGCATGATGAGGGATGGCAGCTTGTAACCGGTGTCAGCCAGCTCTCCCACGTCCAGCTCAAAGTCCTCCGCAATCTGTCGGATGATGTCCCCGGCGCTCTGGCCGTAGAAGGAGTAGCTGGCGTTTGCCTTGAGATACCGGATGCGGTCATAGCAGACCACGTCCACCGGCCCCCAGCGGTCAAAGCCACGGGTAAACACCCAGCCGTAAAACTGCAGCTGGCCGTCCACGGAGAAGCGGATCACATCCCCCTCTTCCAGCTTGGATTCCGGGGTGCGAAGATAGGTAAAGGTCAGTTTGCCCGGCTGACCGGTGCGCTGGGTAGACCAGACCACCTGCGTAATGCTGTTGGTCAGGTTCAGGGTGTTTCCGGTTGCTTTCTGTGCGGCCAAAAATTCGTATGTCACCCTTCCACCTCCTGCAGGCTGTTCTCCGGCATCCAACCCAGCACAGTGCCGCCGGTGTCTGCCACGCAGACGGGGCAGGGCCGGGCGCGGTCGATGATGCGCCGCACCACAACGATCTGTCCATGGATGCTGGTCAGAACTTCCTCCCCGCTGCCGGTGCCGTAAACTTTCCCGGTGGCTTTCCGTCTGGCCCCCACAACGAGCTTGTCTGCGGGGGTGCTTCGGGTGGGGGTCAGGGAGAGCTTTACAGAGCCCGCCGCATCTGCTGCAGTGTTTACCGCCGTGACTGCCGAAACAGCCCGTGCGGCCACGCTGGCCACATCAGAGACGATACTGGCCGGTGAAAAGGTTCCGGTCTGGCCAGCGCCCTGCACAACAGCCCTCTGTGGGGAGTAGTCTTTGTACTCGGTCAGGCTCAGGTCAAAATAGAAATCCCCCGTCTCCGCGCCGCGCTCCTCTGCCTTGAAGCTGGTAACGAGGCACCGAAAGCCCAGGCTCGGCCCCAGGAACGGTACGCCGTTCTCATAGAACCGGACGGGCGTGTAGACGATGGGGGACTTTCTCTTCATGGCGGTGGTGAAGAACGCCATGTACACCGCCGGGGGCAGATGAATGCCGGTCTGGCCCGGCAGCCGCCGCCCGGGCAGCAGGCCCGAAATGGACACGGTGCGCAGGTTCGGCGTGCGGGGCTGCATGATGGGGCCAAGGCCCAGCACGTTATAAGTTCCGTTGTCGGCAGAAAGGGTCTCCGGCAGCTTTTCCGGGTTGATGGGCAGGGCAATCACCGTTGCGCCGCTGGAAAAATACAGCTTATACAGGGACATCTCTTTCTCCTTACTGCACGGTGACGGTGCTGCCTGCGTTCATCAGATCCACCAGAACGTCCCTCAGGGTGTCTGCCAGATTCCGGGCATCCTTTTCGGTGCTGCCGGTGTTCTGGCCCTGCACGGTGATCATGGGGGTCTGGCTTGTCAGGTTGACGTTGTTGACGTACTTGCGTTCAGCCACATCCACCAGCATCTTGATCTGCTCATCGGACAGGTCAACGGTTTTTGCGATCTTGCCGGTGTTCTTGTCGATGTTGCCCAGCAACTCATTGGCGCTTGTAGCTTGCGGAATTTCCAAATTTCCCGTTCCTGTGCTTCCAAACATGCTGGAAGCATCCAGATTTGAGCCCCACTTATATCCGCTTGCATAAGCGGAATCGAGGTCTTTTGCTGTCCACGGTTTGACGACTTCCTTGTAGTCGTTTGTCCAGACTTCCCACTTGCGGGCGTTTTGAAACTGCGAAATCGTGTTATCTGCACGGGTCACCCAATCAACATCAACGCCCGGCAGAAGGTTTACCACGCCTTGTGCGGCCTGAAGAATGCCTCTCAATGCATTCATCACATTGATACACAGGTCATAGAACGCAATCTTAATCGTTGCAATCGGGTTGTTGAACACATTCGCCAGAAAGTTTGCGACTGCCGCAAATGCATTTTGCATCGGGAGAAGGACGGAGTTGAAAATAAACGCTCCAGCTTCTGCCAAGTAACCGGCGACTATTCCTGCCGCTGCCCTTGCGCTTCCAGCATATCGAACGAATGCGCTTGCAAGGCCCAAAATAACAGGAGCAAGAAGCGCAGCAATTCCAAGCGGAACCGCAAATGCGGCAAGTGTTGCAATTTTACTTGCATTTGCCGCAATTGTAACAACGCCAAGTGCCGCTGCAAAAGCCAGCGCCGCCGGGGCGACGCTCTCCATGTTATTTGCCACCCAGTTGATGGCCGTCAGCAGCGGGTCAAGCGCCCGGATGGCGGTATTGCTTGCCACCGTCCAGACCTGCGACCATGTCATGGGGGTCTTTTCAAACTCCGCGTTCGTGTCCTTGGCCGCCGCAAACAGCGCATTCTTTACGATGTCGGCAGTGATCTGCCCCTGAGAGCCCATCTCGCGCAGCTCGCCCACGCTGACTTGCATATAGTCTGCAATGGACTTTGCCAGAGCCGGGGCCTGCTCCATCACGCTGTTCAGCTCATCGCCGCGCAGAACGCCGGATGCAAGGCCCTGCTCCAGCTGGAGGATCGCGGCCTGCGCAGACGCGCCGGACGCTCCGGACATGGCCAGCTGCTTATTCAACTGTTCGGCGAACTGGACGATTTCTTTGGAGCTGCTGAAGGCATCACCGGCCATTGTGCCCAGCTGGGAGACCAGCCCCATGGTATCGGTGAAGCTGCCTCTGGAACGCTGGGCCGACTGGTAGATCATCGTTTCCAGCTCCTGGGTGGTTTGCAGGCCGTCGTTCATCCGGTCAAGCCGGGCACGCATGGAGACCAGACTGTCAGACAGGTCAACGGCCTTTTTTAAGCCCTGAATGCTGATATAGGACGCGGCCAGCCGGAGAACCGAAGATGTCAGGGAGTTGGTGACGCTTTGCGCCATATTTTCCTGCTCCTGCAGCCGCTTTGTGGCCGCTGCCGCCTCATCCTTGGCCGTTGCCGTTACACTGGCGGCGTTTTCAGCTGCTTTCATGGATTGGGTCAGGGTCTGCTGCTGCGCTTCCAGCCCTCGGATGGTTGCGCCCAGCTTCTCGGTCTGGGTGTCCAGCTTTTTGAACGCTTCCGTGTTCTGCTGACCGGCGGCAACCATTTCTTCCTGCTGTGCCACATACGATTCAAACTTCGCATTTGCGGAGATCAGCTGTCGGGAAACGCTGTTCAGAACAGACTGATAATTCCGGGCCGCTGTCTGTGCCGTTGTGGTAGAGCTGGATGCTCTCTGCGCAGCCTGAATGTATGCACCAAAGGAAGAGGAAAATTGATCCTGAAGGACAAGCGTTTCCTGAATTTTAGCCATTTCGTCCCGCCTCCTTCATCCGCTGGGTCTCTTCTCTGCGCTTTTCCATGGAGCGCAAAGCAAATGCCCTGACCAGCGCTTTTTCACGCACCGGCAGGGCATCGTACTTGCCCGGGGACCAGCTGAGGTTATCGAAGCAATAGTATGCCACCAACACGTCGATATCCCAGAGGTCTCCGGTGATCAGTTTTTTGCTTCGTCGTCGAGGTTCTGCTCGAAGCCGGACAGTTCCAGGATGGCGGCGGAGAGTTTGGCGAACTCGCCCGCGAGGAGCATCTTGTTGGGGACCTGAATGGGGTCTTTGGTGCCGAAATGCTCACACACCTCAGCACTGGAAAAGTCAGGCTCGAGCGTTGCGGCCACGATGAGGCGGCTGATGTACTCGTTCTGGTTGGTTTTTTCCTGATAACCGCCATTTACTTTGATGTTCCGGGTGGCAGCTTTGTTGCAGGCGGAATTCTCTTCCTGCGTCAGAGAGCGGATCTTAAAGGGAACAGGTTTGCCGTCCTCATCCAGAAAGCGCTTGGAGATGATGACTTCCTTTTCCTCGGTGGTGACGGTGGGATGCAAAAATGCAGAAAGTGCGCTCATAAAAAATACCTCCTAAAATCAGTTGCTGCCCAGGTTGGTGGGGTCGTTGAACGCTTCCAGACGATCGACGCTGGTATAGCTGAAATTGAAATCGTAGTTCAGCATGGCCTCCTCGTCGTCCAGAATGGACAGCGGGATATCGCCGGTCAGCACACAGCCATAGTAGCCCATTACCTGCGCGCCCACGCTGGACGTGGGATCCTGGTTGGTGATGGTGATGTCAAACAGATCCTGCACGCCGTTTTTGATGTAATTCAGCACCATATCGGTGAAAAGATTGGAGGCGTTGGAACCAAAATAGACGTTGCCGGTACCGGTCTGGGTGACACCGTTGGCCTTTTTCTGCACCTTTCGGGTGCCGATGGTCTTCATGTCCGAAGTCTGAATGCCCGCAATGGTCTTGATGTTCCGCATGCCTGCGACTTCCAGAATGCGGCCGTTCCGGGTAATGGTAATTTTGCCCTCCGCACCGTTCTGGGTGTCCTGGGCCATTAAATAACTCATCTTTGTTCCTCCTTACGCCACATCCAGGGTGATATAGATCTTGTTGGTGCTGCCCACGGCCTCAATGGCCAGCGTGATGAGCACGGCATCCTTTGCCTCGCCTGCTTCCACGATGACATCCGTCTCGCCGTTGAAGTTCTGGATGCCGCCGGATGCCTGGATCTGATTCAGATACTTCACGATGGCGCTCTTGTACTGTCGGCGGCCATCCTCGGTGTTGTCCACAATGCCCACATAGCTCTGAGCGAACTGCTTGTACAGGTCGTTTGCAATGGTGTTGCACAGCCGCATGGTGCGGTTGTAGCGGTACACCTCGCCGATCTCGCTGGTATAGGTGACCAGAGAGTTGATGTCATACTCCACCCGGACAGTGCCGTCATCGGCGTTGAACACGAACTTGCCTGCATTGATGGCATCCACATACTGGTTGTGGGTCATCTTGGGAGAGATGTCCACCGCGTTGGGAACGGATGCATTCGTCAGGTCGTTGGCGTAGGTCGCGCCGGAAAGCGCACCGCCGACCCACCAGACGGCTTCCTTCGGGGTCAGGGTGGTTCCATCGTTCATCACCAGACCGCTGCACACGTTGACGATAAAGCGGGTGTCAGGGTTGGTGGCATTGGCTTCCACCAGCTGAGAGAAGCGGCCCACTTCGGTGTTCACGCGCTTGATAAAGGTCTCCATCGCGGTCTTTACGGTGGCATCCTCGCCGTCGTACAGCATGGAATCAAAGTTGTAGGGCTCAATGTTCGTCAGGTAGGTGCTGTATGCGGCAGAGTTCACCTCGCCGTCCTTGCCGCCGGAAAGCTGGGTGCCGACATTTGCGGCCAGAGTGCCCGTGCCGCTGAAATCCACCCAGTCATTGCCGGTCAGGTCTGCAACGGTCTTGCCAGTCTGCTGATCCTTCACCACACCGTCAACGACCGTGGAGACCTGGAAACTGCCCGCAGGTTCCGTCAGTGCAGTGACGATCACAACGATGTCGTTGCCTCGGGAGCCGGGATATTTTGCGGTAGCCGTCAGCGGGGTGATAGCGCCGGTGGCCTTTGCGCTGTCCGCAGCGGCCGGGCGGTAAAGCAGCAGCTTGGTGGGTGCTGCGGTGCGGTTGGAGCCGCTGAAGATCATGGATGCAAAGCGATTGTGTGCGTCTGTGATGTCGTAACCGGTATAGGGGGTCAGGTCTTCCCCGGCGGCGATCTCCATCACCTTGCCGACGGGCCCCCAGCTCATGGGTTCGCAGATCGTCACCTTGCCACGATCACCGATGGTAAGGTTCTGCTGGTTCTTGGAGCGAAATTTAAAGTAAATGCCGGGCCGCACCTTGTTCTGTACGGTCCAGGTTCCGCCTGCTGCCATAGGTGTCACTCCTTCCAAAATTCTTTCACAGCGGCCTCAGCCTCTGCGAGGGTGTAAAACGGTTTGTGTAAAACAACAGCCAGAAAATCCGGCTGATACCCCGCAAAACGCGGGTCTTTCAGCAGCACTTCCCGGCTGTATTGGGTATTATCCTGTTTCATTGGTCTACCTTCTGATTCACGGTCTGGGTCTGCATCTTCACTGCGTCCACGGGCTTTTCCACAAAGACACGCAGCTCAAACTTGTAATGCAGGCCGTCATCGTCGATATCCGCGCTGCGCTCGTAGGCGTGCAGGAGCTTTTCCGCTTCTGTTCCATCGGAATAGGGGAATGTTTCCATGCAGAAATCGAGTGCTTCAGCGGCTTTGTTGTACTGCTGGCGCAGGTCTGTGAGGTTGTAGTCCAGCAGATAGGTCAGGTCGAGCCGGATGGTGCGTAGCCAGCGCCCGCCTGGGTAAGGCTTGATGTCACTGCCCCGCTGCTGGATAAACATGCAGGGCGGCTCTACGCCTTGCTGTGCAGGGTCTTCCAACATCTGCACGCCGGGCAGGAAGGGAGCCAGATACTCCGCCAGAGACCGGGCCAGCGTTGTGAGGGTAAAGTTCATTTCAGCATCTCTCCCAGCTTGTTCATGGCTTTTTCTGTCTCTATCTTCACGGTGTGCTTATAGGCTTCAATGCCTGCATCGGACATGTGCAGGCCCTCAACGTAGGTCGTTTTCGTGCCCACCATCATGCCCACCTCGTCCCGGCGGCCCGGGTCGTATTCCAGCATCCCGGTATAGGGATTTGCGTATAGCCCTGGCACAAAGTGCTTGTCCATCCGGTGGCCGTCGTTGACGTAAGAGGCGTATTCCTTGTTGTTGTTCAGCTCGGTGACGATCTCTCCACCCTGCAACCGGGGCTCTGCGAGGCTGTCAGTTGCCCAGTGCTGTTTCAGCTCTCCGGTGCGGGTGTTGGTCCCGCTCAGGCTGTCCGCTGTGGGAGGAGTCTTATCCTGCGCCGCTTCTACGGCCCGGAGAGTGGCATTGCGGGCAACGTCTGCGAGCATTTCGGGCAAAGCGGTCTGCGCCGCTTCCAGCTTCTTGATGTACTCCTGCAGGTTCATTTCACACGCTCCTGACTGAGAAGCGTGATCTCTTGGTGGGCCAGACCGGGCAGCACCGCCCCGAAGGGCTCATAGTACAGATCAGGGTCCCCGGCAAAATACCGGGTCTCCTGCAGCGCGTATCCCAGCCGCGCCCCTCTGTGGATCACTAGCTCATCACCGGGCTTGATATCCACATTGATATCGCAGGCCAGCTTGTCCGTTTTCTGGACATTGGCTGCTGTCTGGGTCATCGTCGGGGCCTTGTCCTGGCTGCGGTACACCCGGCACGGAACACCGGATCGGACGACCTTCCGTTCCTTGCGGGTCAGATTTCCGTCCTTCACGTTTTCCGTGCGCCTGATCTCCATCAGGTCGGTATACCAGTCATTCCAGTTCATGGGTGCACCTCACATCACAAAAGTTCCGGCCGCGCCGATAAAGCGGGCACGGTTTGCCAGCATCTGACCGTAGGTGGTGGCGTTCAGGTCGCCCCAGTCCGCCGTTCCTGCGGTCAATGCGCTGGTATCGTAGGTCACGGAGCTGTCGCCCAGCGTGGCAGACTTCACCACACCCACCAGAGCGCCGGACGATGCCGCCTGCGCCGGGGTGGCGGTGCTCTCCGAATAGGTGCGCAGCTGCAAAGTGACGTAGTGGGCCACATAAAGACCCACGGCATAATGCCAGCTGTCCAGCCATTTATCAGGCTGAATGCTGATGTTTGCCATTTTCACGATCTCTTCCAGCATCACATCCGGCAGGTGGCAATTGCCGTCCGCGTCACAGAACTGCGGGTATTCCGCCTTGAACTGCTCTGCGGTGTAATTGCCCACGCTCTGCCCCAGATTTGCGGCCTGCGCAAGAACGCCCTGAAACTGCGGTTTCATCGTCCAGCACATGGGCAGCCTCCTCAGTCTTCCTGCGGTTCGGCAGGCTTGTCCCAGTCCGCTGTCTTTTTCTTTCGGACGGGCTTGTCTGCGGCATCCTGTACGGCCTTGTCGCTGCGGCTCGTGGGTACGATGTCACCATCGGCCACCAGCGCCTTGAAGTAGGCTGTCTCTGCCGCCCAGCCCGGCACTTCAACCAGCTGCTCCCGGTGGAGCGGGAAGGTTTGGGAGCCGTCTGCGCTGGGCAGGATGATATTTGCTTTGGAAAGTACGAAAGCCATTTCTGCCACCTCCTGATCAGATGCCGTCCACGTACAGCATGGAGGTCTGGTACATGAGCTGCACCTCGGATGCGTTTGCCATATAGGCGGTGTCGTAGCAGACATTGGTGACATTGGGAGCGCTCATCACGCGGGACAGGGGGACCAGCTCGTCCGCCTTGACAAAGCGGCGGTTGTTGACGTACACCACCATGCGGTCACCGCCGGAAGCACCAGCGCCCTTGACCCAGCGGGTGGGAACGATCTCCAGATCCACGCCGTGGTTTGCGGCCACGTTGTGCTTTTTTAGGAAGTCGTAGATGGTCTCAGTGCCCAGGTCGCTCACCATGGTGGTGGTGATGTAGCTGTACTGCTCGTAGGGAATCAGGATGTGGTTGGGAATACCGGCCTCATCGTACTCGTTGGCGGCCCACACGGCAGTGATGGCGTTGTTGATGTCCGTCAGGATCTGCTTGGGGGTCTTGTCCGCCCACTTGGAAGAGGAGCCGGTGCCGGAAGTTGCGGCAGTGGTCTTGGTGACATCGGGATTGTTGACCAGGCCGGTGGTAGCGTACTCGTCGAAACCGATGTAGGTGTTCTGATCCATGTGCTTGTCGTAGGCCAGCCGGATGCCGTCCTGCAGCATCTGGTCAAGGCTGCGGCCAATGAAGTTTGCGCGCTGCATATCCACGAACATCACACGCAGAGCGGCGGCAAAGACATGGGCTTTGAATGCACCCTTGCTCACGCTGGCCTGCACCACAGGGATGCCGTTGGAACCGCCGCCGTTGACGGCAGAAGCGCCGGAGCCGCCTGCCATACCGTAGGCCACGGACATGGCAGAGACGTAATCCACCCAGCCGCCGCCCACCTCAATGGGGATATCACGGGGATAGGTGACGCTGGTGAGGGGCTTGCGGATCAGCGGGTCACGCTTTTCCAGCTCGCTGGTGAGGAACGCATTGCCGCTCTGGATGGCAGCCGCGTCCATGGTGGGAGTGCCGCCGGGCAGCGCAGCACCGGAGTTGTTTACGGTAAAAGTACCGGCATTGGTGGTGCCGACGTTCTGGAAGTTTGCCATAGTCTAAGCCCTCCTATCAGGCGTTTGCACGGGTGAGGATGACCAGCTCGGCCACGCCGTTGGCATCAGCCGCGCCGCCCCACTGGCAGTTGGTGAGTTTGACGGAGTTTCCGGCGGTCTTGTCGTCCGCTTCCGCCTCGAAGCCGCCGACCAGTGCGGTGGCGTAGTCAGCGGTCTTGACAATGCGGACGTAAACGTCACCGCCCAGAGCCGGGGTACCGCGCTGGCACAGCACGTTGATGCTGCCGCGCTGGAACACGCTGCAGGCATCGCCGGGGGCATACTTGCCGCCGTTCTGGTCAGGATAGACCAGGGCGCTCTTGACCTCGCTGCCCGCAATGCCCGCGAACTGTGCAGCGGTAGTGCCGGTGCCGCCCATCACGATGACCTTGCCGCTGTCATACTTCAGGGCAGTGCCAAAAGGAATGTTTTCGGTGCCGCCAACGGGGCGGGTGTTGACGATCATATCCGGCTGGCGGGCATAAGTGCCAGCAAAGCCGTGGGGCATGGTCTTGCCGATAATCTGAGTATTCAGGGACATTTTTTTAGCCCTCCTTCTTCATGTGGGGATTGCGGTCGTTATAAGCGGACTGGGAAGCCTGACACAGCTGCTCATACCGGTTCTTACCGGATGCGCTGGCGGCAGCGGCGGCGCTGTCCTGCGCAGCCTTTGCGATGGCATCCACGGAGCTGGTACCCTTGACCTGCTCGATCAGAGTCTTGGACAGGGCATCACGGGTGGCCTTGTCCTGAATGCCGTTGATGATGGGGCGCATGGCTTTCAGCAGAGCCAGGCCGCTGTCATTGGCGGCAGGCTTTGCGCACTCGTCCTCAGCGGAAACAGTAGTGGAACCGCTTTCGTCCTCGGCATCCTCCTTCTTGTCAGGCTTTTCGCCGGACATTTCAGCGATCACCTTGTCCAGGTCTTCCGGCTCTTTGTCCTCTGCCTTCTTGGCGTTGGCGGCGATCAGCTGATCCAGCTTTCCGGAAAGATTGTTCAGTGCGTCCAGAACAGCGGTATTCTGGGTGTCAGTGGGATCTGTGTCTTTAGCGGGGTTTGCATCCTGCGCCGGAACGGCGGGTGCTGCATCCAGCGCTGCGGCAGCGGTCTCCACCATGCTGTCAAGCTCTTCGGGGGCCGCGTTCTTTGCCGCCAGACCGAACAGAGACAGCAAACTCTTGCTCTTGCTCATGTGTTTTACCTTGCCTTTCTCCGCCGGAAGTTCGGCGGCACTGTCTTTTATTGCGACATCACGGCCAGCGCGCCCACGGGGCACGATGGCGATGTGATTGCCTCTGATATGGGTCTGCCGGTATCCTGCACCGTCTGCTTCGTACTGGCAGTAGTAGCCGCAGGACACATCCCGCATGGCCCCGTTCTTGACCTCGGAGATCAGTGTGGGGTCTTTCAGGTACAGGTCAGCCACCAGATAATCGCCCACCCGGCGCACATTCTCTGCGTGGCCTTTGGAGTAGGCGGCCTGATTTTCCTGTACGATCATCTCCGAGGGGTGGGTATTGGTGACATCCTTGCCCTCAAAACTGGCAATTGCCGCCGGGTCAAACACGTCCTCGGCGCTTCGTGTCACCTGAAGAACACGCTCCGGCATCCCGTCCAGCCCGATCTCCCGGGCCAGATAGTTCTGCGTGCCGGTACGGGCGATTTTGACATCGTGGCAAATTAAAAAGCCCTCCGGCGTTTCCGTCATGTGAGGGCTCAGTTTGCTTCCATAGTACGCAATCAATCGGCATCACCTCCGTTTCTGTATGCGTTCATCCATTTGTGATATTTTTCATCATCTGCCAGCTTGTGGCGCTGGAAGGTCTCAAAGGTCTTGGGCACCTTGTCACCCAGAGCCATGCGGTATTTCTCCCACTGGCGGTAGTCCCGCAGCCAGCGGTTGCGTCCCTGCTCTTTTTTGCGGTAGGCCTCGATCTGTGCCTTGGTGCGCGGGTCTCGGCTGTACGGGTTCGTTCTGGGGTCGGAAAAGTGCCTGATCCGTTCCAGCTCTTCCTCCGTCCGCCCGGCGGGTGTCCATGGACGAAGGGCGTGCAGGCAGTTCGGGTGAATGTTCAACCAGCTGTTGGTCAGGTCATCCGGCCCGGCGGGGTCTACTTTGCCGAAGGCATCCGAAAGAGGAGGGAAGTGCGGGTCTTTACCGCTCTTGCTGTATACCCGGCCCTCATACGGAGCGCAGAGGGCACAGGTTGTGCCGTGGGAGCTGATCTGATACAAGTCGTGCCCCTCGTCCTGCGTCACCACAGACAGGATTTCAGCCTGCCGAGACGTGGTGCGGGAGACCATCGTTGCATAGGTGTGCAGGCTCCAATTCCGTCCCGCCTTGTCTGTGAACGCCGTCACGCCTTCCCGGCGGAGCGCTTCCACGAAAGCGGGCACGCTTTGGTTCACGCCCCTTCCCACAGCCTGCTGTGCCGCCACCTGCTCCAGACCGATACGCCGGTAAACGTCCGGCTCAGTCCGGCCCAGAAGGGCGCTTTGCAGAGCGGAAAGCACCGTCATGTTCCCGTCCACCAGCTGGCCCATAAGGTTCATCGTGAGCTTCTGCACGATATCCGTCTGGGTGCTGGTAAGGCTCTGGGCGTTTGTGTAGCCGCGCAGGTGCTTTTCCGCGGTCTCGCCGGGAATCGCCCGGGCCTCCGGGTGATGGACGTAAAACTGCGCCTCGACCATGCGGGGCACATACTCCCATTCATCCGTTTCCAGCTTTCGGAGAATCTCCTGCACCCGTTCCAGCGCGGCCACGGCGTGATAGTCCACAAGCCCCCGGCTGCGCAGGCGGCCAATCTCGTTGATGATGTCCGTCTCCGCCTTGAGGTACAGCCGGATAAGGCGCTGCAGCTCCCGCTCAGGGGATGCACGGGCAAGAGTAGGCATATTTTACTCGCCCTCCTCAGTATCTTCCTGCACATTCTCGCTCATAAGCCCCGCCAGCGGGTCACGCAGGGCTGTCACGTCCTGATAGGTCTGGCCCTGCTTTGCGGCGATCAGTTCGTCGGTCAGGGATCCGAACAGGCCGGTCTCGTCCTCCAGTTTCTTGAGCTCACGCATTGCCACATCTGCGTCAAGAAGCCCGGCCTGAAACGCCGCGATAATGACATCAGTCTTTTCCTTGGCGATCGTGGCCGTCTCGCTTGCAGTGGGTGTCCACAGGGGTGGGAACGTTATGTCAAGGTCGATCTGCTCAATGCCTGCGCTGCGGGCTACCACCGGGAGCAGCTTGTCCAGAATGGGCCGCAGCTTGCTTTCCCGCAGGGTGTCCACGTAGTCGTAGTAGTTTTTCAGGTCACTTTCGCCGGTGGCGTTCATGCCCGCCGGGGAACGGCCAAACAGCTTGGTCATGGGGTAGTGGGACGCACCGCACAGGTTCAGGCACATGCTCTCGTACACGTCAGACAGGCCCGCAAAAGTGTACTGGGTGTTGCTGATCTTGTTGCCCTGCTCCACCAGCTGCATTCCGAAATTGGAACGTAAGACTTTTTGGGCCTGCATAGTGTTCCAGAAGCGCCGCTGCACGTCCGGGCTGGACATGGAGAGCAGCTGCTCCAGACCCTTTACCTCCATGGTGTTGACGTTCGCTTGGAAGGTCAACGCGGCCATGTTGGCGCTGACGTTGTCGTGAGCCACCACATCGTTATAGAGCGCTTCCACCTCGGACTCTCCCCAGTAAAGCTCCGCCTGCCGTTCCAAATCGGGAAGATCCCGGCCCACAAAACGTACAAGGCGGGAGTGATGGACACGGGCAGCAGTGTGCCCGGCGGCATCGTTGATGCTGTAGTACTCTGGCACAAGCTCCCCGCCCTCAAAGGTCAGGCCTGCATCCGGGCTGATTCCCTGCCAGCGGTCGAGGATGTACAGCCCCCGGAAGCTGCTGGGAAGAATAGCTTCGGCATCCAGCGGGCGGGAAAGGTCCTCCTGCCCGTCAATGAGGATGAGCCCGGCGGCACCGCCATACAGGCGGCCCCATTTCAGGCCGGTGCTCACACGATCACGGAGCCGGGTGGAACGCTCCACGACGTTGATTGCCTTCCCCTGTTCCGGGGTTGCGCTCTTGAGCGTGTACCACTCTCGCAGCATATCGTCCACGAGTAGCCCAACGACGTTCTGCACCACCCAGTTGCTGCGGTACAAGCTGTTCAGCAAGGCGTAGTTGTCCGTCATCCGGGTCAGCGGGTATTCCGTTGCTTCCAGCGGACTTTGGGAGCCGTACCCCAGCGAGAACAGCGGGTTGGAAAATGCGTCCAGCGTGGCCGTCATCGGTTTCTCTGTGCCCCCGGCGGGGCGGTTTTTGTTACGTCTGGACACGTTCAAACCTCCAATCAGGCAGTGAGTTGATATAGTAGCGCAGGGCATCCGGGCCGTGGTCCTGCTGTTTGATGGGCTTTTCCACGCCCATGAGGGCGGCTTTATCGTCCCACCGGTATGTGCCGAGTTCATCTAGCAGCCCCTTGCAGTCGGTGGAGATCAGCAGATCGCGGTGGGAAAGGAGCGTGCTGCATTTGCGGATGCCGTTTAGCACGTCGTTGTTTCCTTCTATCACATAAACGCCGCGCTGGCGCAAGGCTGTGATAAAGGACGCTGCCGCCGGGTCAACAATGGCAGCGCAGGGGTCTTTCCCCATAAACTCCATGAAATCATCGGCATACTCTTCATCTGTTTTCTGCCTGTGTTCCTGGCGGCTGTCCCACCGGTATTCCCGATGCACCCGGACTTTCTCGCCGTCATCGTATACATCGAGGTAGACGGTCGGGTTGGTGGTTCCGTAGTCGCATGTAATGGTACGGGTGGAAAGGCTCTTGAACCCCACCGGCGCGTCCTGCGGGCGATAGGTGTTTGCCGTGGTGTCCATCATATCGTAGATCAGGCCCTCGGCCATCACCCAGCGGCCCAGAATGTAGCGTTCATAGAACACGCCGCTGTACATGCTGCGGTAGCGTTCCCGGGTGCGCTCATCCAGTGACGGGTTATCGTCCATCAAGAAGTGCAGATGCAGCGCCCGGTGTTTTTTGGCCTGTAAGATCCACTCCTTGCGAAACCAATGCTCCGGGTTCTCCGGGTTGCAGTTGAACCAGAACTTGGCACCGGTGACAGAGCATCGGGCCAGCGCCTGCTCCACAAAGCTGCGGGGCATGAGCGCCACCTCGTCCAGAAGCACCCCGGCCAGCGTAATGCCCTGAATGAGCATGTAAGAACTTTCGTCCTTGCCGCCGAACAGGTACACCATGTTCACCTTGCTGCCGCGCTGCACCGTGAGAACGTGGCCGCTGCGGTTGTAGGTGATCTGGAACTGCTGCTGCAAGTACCGGACAGACAGAAGCGGCTGAACAATGTTGCGTTCCACCGCGCCCACGCTCTTGCCGCAAAATGCAAAGGAACAGTGGTTGAATTCTGCCATCATCCAGAGCACGAAAGACAGAGACATGATGGAGGTCTTGCCGGAACGCACCGCACCGTCACAGATCAGGGCATCATAGTCGCGTTCATAGGGGAAGGTCAGGATCTGTTTTTGCTTCGGGGAGAAGCTCATTTCTTAAACTCCTCCTTCAGGCTCTTGGTGATGGGGTCATCTTCAACGGTCTGCATAGCTTCACTCTCAACCGGCTTGTCCTTCCATCCGAAGTTTACCTGCAAGCTGAATCTTGCCCCGCCGTTTCCGTCGCGATCATAGAGCCGTTCTTCGGCGTATCTCTCGCATCGAAGCTTCGCGCGCGTTATCGTGTCAGAAAACTCAGCTTTTCCTTGATAGTCAATCAAAGATTGCCGAGACTTAAATCCCAACGCCAAAGCTAGACCTGTGACCGTTTCTGGACGTTCGTCGATTTTTATCACGTTTCCGTATTTGTCCAAAACAGGCTTTCCAGTTTCGTCTTCTAAGACGCTCCCTTCGCAGCTTTTGAAGAACTCTTCGATTTTTTTCTCAAGTTCTTCTTTGCTCTCAAAGACGGGCGGTCTGCCTATCCTTTTATTTTTGCTGTAGGCCACCGCCACCACCTTCCTAAATTCTTGATGTCATATTCAGTTTTCATGGCTGTTCAAATACTCTACAATAGCGCACTCCCTCGCGGACAGTTCCCATTTTATGGCCGCAGCCCTCTCAGCCGCAGCCCTCTCAGCCGCAGCACAATCAGACAGCAGCAATCCACCGCCAAAAATGCTTTTTCCCGTGGAACGTTGTGCGTCCAGTGCATAAATTGGAGTGCAGTCCTTTTTGTGCACTTTGAAATCAACGCCATAGCGGCTATAACGTTGAAGCAATGCCGCCGTTACAATATGATCCGGGTATGTATACTTTGGCAGTTGTACTGTTTTGGTGCGCCGCAGGAGCTCCACCTCATCGTTTACAAGCTTCGTCAGCCTGGATTCGGTCTGCGCTACGACGTCCCCGCCGTAGCTGGTCACAAAGCTCGTTTTGACGATTGCACCGTTTTCATATTCGATTTGACAGTCACAAATAATATGGTTCATCCGCATAGTATTTGTCCTTCCAGAAAACGCCGTCAAAGACGGAGCGAACAGGAAGAACGAAATTCCACGATCGAGATAGAATCCGCAGATTCGGGACAAGATCGAAAACGGCGGGTTGTCCAGCACCACAGCACCCTCTGGATAATCGAAGCGCTCATAATCGCCGCCCGGGTAGAATGGGCGCACAATTTTAGCTGGGTCGATTCCATATTCATTGCAAGCCCAGTCCCGTATGACCGCGTACACGCTGGGCGGTGTATAGCAATCGTCCGTGGTCTTTTTGGGCTTGAACTTTTCAACAAACTCCTCGTACGATTCGCCGAACGCCATGCGCTCACCTCCCAATAAAACAAAAAAGCCCGAAATTGCTCAAGCTAAATCTCAAGCTATTTCAAGCTAAAAATCGCGGTAGCCGTCAGCCGGATTTGAACCAGCACCCACAGGCCCCCGCCGGGGCATGGTTCAGTGCCTCGGATGTATCGGGTTGTAACGTAATAGCCATGTGGTGTCACCAGCGTTGTCCCGCCTTAAATGGGCGGCGCTCTCCCAGTTGAGCTATGACGGCATATAAGCAGCAACGCCGTAATCTGTTTTTACCGGACAGTAAGACGTTGCCGCTGCATCCGGAACTTTCGCGGCCAGATGCCCCGCTACTCTCTGCATGCCGTCCCCCGGTCATGCAAAGTCTGGCACTCCAGGCAGGGCTCGAACCTGCAACCTGCGGTTTTGGAGACCGCTGCTCTACCACTTGAGCTGCCGGAGTATAAAAAGCCGCCCTTGGAATCGAACCAGCCGTGTCTACACACACGCACCGCGCTCCACATTGCGCTCAGGCGGCCATATAGAAAATAAAAACAGCCCACGGTTCGCCGCCGGGGCTGCTTGAGTTGACGCACATCCTGCGGGGCATGCTGGCCCGCTCGGATTTCCGGTGCTGCTGTTCACGGGCGGAGGTTTCAGGGCGTGGGCAAGATTTCAGGAATTCCACACCCACCCGTACACCGGTGGTGAATCACTCCATGCGTCAGACCTGCCGCGTTACAGACTTTGCGGCGTTCGGTGCGAGATTGCAGACTTGAACTGCGCCTAAACCTCCACGGTCGGTCTGGACACCATTTCTCGCATAGAAGCAGCCCGCAAAGCACGGTGTCAGAGCGAAAAGCGTTAAGCGGCATGAACGAAAGGAGAATCCGTACGGGGCCGCGCTTTGGAAGCTGCTGAGAAGCGGCGCACCGCTTTGCGCGGTTCCGCTTGTAGTCATTTTACCACACTTCGATTCACATGTGTTTCACAACGATTCAAATAAAGCGTAGAAATCAAAGCGCTTTCAATGGTCGTTTTGTACATCCTCCCAGATTTCTGCCAAAGCATCAAACCCCTCGTGGATGTAGGTAGAGACCGAATTGTCTCTGGACAAGCCCACGTCCACCGCGATCTTCTTTTGGGGCTTCAGGTCGATATACCAGCCGCAGATGCACTTTGCTTGCTTTTCAGACCGAGCAGACCCGCTCAGGCAGTAGGCCCGCCGGGCAGCTTCGATGCGCAGTTCACAGAGATCAAGCTCCATCTGCTTGAGGTTCCGCTCTTCTGTGTCGATTCTCTCCACGGCAAAGCCCACCTTGTCACCGGCTCCACCGCCCGTGGGCATCCCGCTCATGCTCTGGGTGCACTTTTCGGCAGTATCCCGGATACGCTGGATCTTCTGCTTTTGGGCCTCGACCTGCTCCGCCAGATCTCTGCACTGCTGGAACCACACCTTGACGGTGCGGTAGTCCACCGCGCCCAGTGGTGTCGGCGCTTCGCTCTCAGGTGTCCATGTACGGATCATTACTTTCCCTCCTCGATGTGTAGTAGGCTCATTTGACTTGTGCGCTCCGCAAACCTCTCTTCTTCCATGTGAAAATAGGAACTGTCAATTTCAAACCCGATAAAGTCAATTCCGGCTTCATAAGCGGCAATTCTGCTACTTCCGCTGCCAAGGTGAGTATCTAGCACCTTTTGTCCAGGCTTTGCGTAGTTTTTGAAGATCCAATCATACAGCGCAACTGGTTTCTGTGTTGGATGGATTCTTTTCTCGTTCAGGCTTTTATTGCCCTGCATGATATGTCCTTCTGTGATGCTCTTACCTTGCATCATTCCAGACCACATATACCGAAACAGCCGAACACTAGAGAACAAATCCGTCGCCGCGATCTCACAGTCTGAGAAACTCGATTTTCCATTGCACTTGTCCCACACGATCCGACCGGATGCAAAACTATAATCGAAGTAGTTGCAGCCCCATACAATGTAGTGTCGGCTTACCCGGCGCAGCTCGTCGAAGTATTCCTTTCCCGGCTTCGTCCATTCCGGCGAAACCGGATAGTCACGATGTACTCCAATCTTGCTGATTTTTGACCCGTAGAATCCTCTGCGTTCAGGCCCCGAAAAATACGGCGGGTCTACCACAGCAAGATCAAAGAAATCGTCCCGGAACTCTTTCATTGCTTCCATGCAGTCCATGTTATAGCATTTGTTTAACACAAACATCATGTATCGTCCTCCATTTCTTCAATCTCGATTTCCGCCCTCGGGTTTTTCCGGTCAAGCTCCACCCGGCTACCATCGTGGGCAGCCACGATCTGGCTGTTATCGTCCGCCAGAACTTTGGCCTTTACCAGAATGTCGCAGGTGGCCTCGATGAGGTTGGCAAGGTCAACCTTGCGCCGGGTAGCCATGTAGTACACGCACCGCACGTTTACGCGGGCTGTGATGGGGTTGTAAGGCCGTTTGATCTGCCACAGGCACTTTTTCCTGATACTGCATGAACGCCTCGCTGGGGGCCACAATGCGGCGGTTTGCGTGGGCCTTGAGGATGCGGGCGGAGTTTTTCTTTGTGCGAGGGTCGCCGTAAAGGACAATCTTCATGGGTTTCAGCAAAAGATGTCCCTTCCTTCCTGCAGCCGCTGAAAGGTCTCTTCGTAGGAGTATACCTTTGCCGGGACGAACTGCATTGTGTTTGCATCCGCCAGCATCACAACGTCCTCATGCTTCTCGATCAGCTGGCGAAGCTCTTTCATGTAGGCCACCAGCCCGCAGGCATCCGAATACGAAACGCCGCGGACCATCAGCTTCTTGATAAACTGTTTCTGTGTCATGTTTTTCCTCCAATCATTCTTCCATCACATAGCACCAGCTCTGAGGCGGCCGCTCAATCCTTACAGGCTCGTAGCCGAATTTTGTCGCCCGCAGCCTTGTGAAATCGCTCAACGGCCGCGGGTGATCGTAAATTTTCAGGTCGGAAATGTGCCAGCCGCAGCCGTCGCGGCCTTTAAGATATTTTTCTGCGGTCTCCTCGCTCATGCAGGCCGCTTCAAGAAGTTCATCGGCTGGTTTGTAATATGATCCGGGTGCCATAACGTACAGGCTCGCCGATTCCCAGCTTCCTGTTTCTCCAACATGGGTTAGGCCGGTAATTTTCTTACAGGTGAACTCGCCAATGACGTGCCCCCTTTTCCCTGGCCATCCACCGTGTTTCTTCGCGGAAACGTCCCAGTTGCCGTCGTCCAAAATAAACTCTTTACTCGCTGTCCGGGTACAGTAGATGTACGCCTTAAACGGCGTCCCATGCACAGGGCAGGACTTGCGGATTTCAACGATCTTTTCTCCGCTGAGAATCTTCTTGCACCATTCGGGCCGGATGCTCAAAAGCACAGCTTTACTCACTTTTCAGCCTCCCACGGTAGTTTCGGAAGCGGCATCCAAACGCGGACCGCCTCCGGGTTCTCTCTGGCGTACTGTAAGGACGTAGCGACCGCACAGTGGGCACCGGCGTGGGCGATCAGAACGCGGCCGCAGCAGTCGCCGTCTTCTTCCTTCGGGGGCTCCTCTGCCGTGTAGCGCCAGCGCTGGGCGTCCGCCGCTGCCGTCGGGGTGTTTTCCACAACACAGACAAGTTGCTCCAACTCGTTCTCCATGTCTGGATTATACCAGCCGCCCAGGATTTCCGGGGCCAGGTCGCGGATTCTCTGGATCACGTCCTCCGCGTAGACCATGCGTTTTTTGCTCATTTTGTAATCTCCTCCGGCGGCATCGGCATCCAGCCCATCACGGGGCAGTCTATCTTGTTGTTGTAAACGTCGTCCGGGTTGAAGTGGCGGTATTCCCACCAGCCTTCCGGGATTCGGTAGTTGTCCCGTTCCTCGTCGTATGTTCCCCAATCGGGGAGATCTTCCCAATTCCATTCGCTGTCCTCGGAGAAAACATTGCCGTCCTCGTAGTGCGCCGTTGTAATGCCCAGATAGTCATCACGCCGGTACAAAACCAGAACTTCCGTTTCGACCTTCGGAGGGTCTTTGTCAGGATCGCGTCAGGCCGGGATTATCCTCTCCGGGTCGATGGTGGGAAGGCTTTCGAGATCCGTCAGCTCGCCTGCAATATCTTCACAGAACAGGATGTCAGACTCCTTTCCTCTTGCTTCTTCCTCTGCAATGTCTTTTTTCAGGATGTTTTCCAGCTCGCCAACATCGGCCAGCCGGACAATCTTCTTTTTCTCAGCCATGTGTCAAAACCTCCGTTCTCTTGACATGAATATCCCGGTACTCCGGGTAATGATTGCCCGCCATCTGGCAAGCGTGAAATTCTGCTGCCTGCTGGCTGCTGGCGGTCAGACGGTAGGTCAGGGCCGCGTCCCCTGCCGGGCCGCTGCACAGCACAACAACATGATACTTAGGCGCTCTTCGGCTCTCCTTTCTTTTTCAGGCCTTGCTCTTGATGAGCGAGTGCCTTTTTGTATCACTGGGCCATTTCGCACCGCTGCCCGCCGGGTTTGCTATGATGGCATTTCCTTTGGCCTGGTAGTAATGCTCCATGGTGGTGGGTGCGTTCAGGATGGTCGTGCGCAGATACGCCTGGATGTTTTTGACCGGCTGAGTGGTATTTGATAGGCTGTCCATGATGTACTCGATGTGCTGGCTTGTCAGCTTGTCCAGCTGCCGCCGGATGGCTGCCGTGTTCTGGAGCTGCCCGCCGATCATCATGCACTGGTTGGGGCAGGTGTACATGGTCGTGATATTTTCCAGCAGCTCCCTCAGCATCTCCGGGTCATACCGCCGCTCCAGGGTGTCGATTTCGAGCCTTTCCCTGAAGTCCGTTTCCACATCCTCCCGCCGGGGTGTGTTATCCATCAATCCGCCCTGCGCAGCAGATAGATAGATTTTATTACTAGATTTATTACTAGATTTATTACTGGGGGAAAATTTTTCCCTACCCTGAGGGAAATTTTTTCCCGGGTCTGAGGGAAAATTTTTCACCGGGGAAATTTTTTCCCTAGGGAAATTTTTTCCCGGGTCTGAAGTCTCTACAAGGACAAGATTTTCGATGTCCGGCACTGTCCGATATGCGTTGTGCGGGACGTTGCCGACCATCTCTTTTTTCATCTCCAAAATTCCACGTTTTACAAAATCTGCCAAATAATTTTTGGCAGATTTCTGGGAGATGTGGAGCCGTGCGGCAATGTATGCAGACCCGCCGCAAAACCAACTTTCTCCGTCCTGTGAAAAGCCGTAGATGATAGCCAGCGCGTTTGCCTCGGCGCAGTTAAAACCAAAATTGTCATACATCCAGTCCATGACAACGATGTACTGACTTCGCTTCTTTTTCTCTGTCATTCCTCACCAGCCCCCTTAAAACGGCAGGTCATCATCGTCCGTGATCTCTGCAAAATCATCTGCAGAGCCCTGCGAGAAGCCCTGCGCCGCCTGCGGGGCGCTGTAAGAGGCTTTTGCTTCGGATGTGTAGCTTTTCGTCTGCTTGTCAAAATCGCGCACAGCGGGCTTGTCTGCCGCCTTTGCGCCGCAAAAGCTGACGTTGTTTGCCAGAACTTCCACTTTCGTGCGGTTGCTGCCCTGCTTGTCCTGATACGAGCGGGTCTGGATGCTGCCGTCAATGGCGATCATGCTGCCCTTCTGGAAGTACTTGCAGATATGCTCTGCCGTCTGCCGCCAGGCAACGATATCGATGAAATCGGCCTTGCGCTCCTCGCCCTTCGGGGTGTATGTACGGTCAACCGCAATGCTGAAGCTGCACACGCTGGTGCCGTTCTGGGTGGTTTTCAGCTCCGGGGTATGGGTCAGGCGGCCCATCAATGCAACGACGTTAAGCATGCGTCAATCCTCCATCTTCTTTCGGCTGTTTTTTAGCGCATTCCATGCACAGGATACGCCCGTATTTTTTCTTGCTTCGGTCAGCTGCCTGCTGAGCAGTGACCTTTTCGCCCTTGTAAGTAAACCCTTCCACGGGCTTCCCGCAGCTAGCGCAGGTCGGCTTTGCCGGGGGCGGCGCTGCGGGCCTGTCGTACTTGGTCGGATCTTTCTCCCAGTAAACGTCTGCGCCAATGCCCAAAGCCTTGCAGTCAACGCTCTGCGCGTCCGTGTAAGCCTTTTTATAGGCTTCGTCATCCGTGCGCTTGCCGTCTTTTTCTGTGGAGATCAGCATCGAGCCGCCCACGCCGGGAATCGGGGCGCTCCATTCATTCTTTTCCCCGCCCTCATCGATCTGCCGAATGTAGAGGTTGGTGCAGCAGTGTACCATGATCTCTCCGTTTACCCCGGGCTTTTCCTCAAAGATGGGCGGGTCGAATCGCCAACCGATGCCAGCTGGGCCAAAAAGCTCTGTCAACTTCTTGACTCTCCACATGGGATTGATGTCCGTCATCCCCTTCAGGCGGCCGCCGCCGATTGCCTTCCGCGCCTCCTTGGGCACGACACGGGCGCTTTCATAAATGGTCATTTTGTCCATGTTTGCACTCCACCTCCTTGCATCCGCGCTTCCGGCACATGCTCTCCAGCTCGGCGTAGGAGCTGTTATATGCAGTTTCTGCCATGTATGCCAGGTCTTTGGCCAGCCCGAAGCAGTCTGACTGTGAAAGCACGATCTCCACCGCATAGACTGCGCGGCCCAATGCTCTGGCCGCTTCCTGGCAAATGTGCACATAATCAGCCTGATCCTCGCCCGCGTATTCACTGTCCGGGTGCAGTCTCATATACGACTGACCCCCGGCAACCGCCTTCTGAACCGTGCCGCAGCACCGGGATGCATCGCCCAGCTTTGCCAGAGCGTCCAGAATCAGCGCCAGCTTCCATTCCGGAATATTGGCCGCATAGTTCAGGCAAATTTCTTTTTTTCATCACACTGCATAAGGATCACCTCATAGATACCGGCTGCCCGGAATCATCCATGACAAGGTACGTGAACGCCGGGTCAGCCTTTTTGAGCCGATCCGCATACTGTTCCGCGTCCTTAACACACCGGAAAGGGATCTCGTTCAAGAAAGCCATATCCGCCCCATAGATCTGAACCGTGCTCATTTGCGCCACCTCCCGTTTTTCCATGCCCGCCAGACCAGAAAAACCACGACCAGAACGTTGAATCCGATCCATACGGTCAGCCCACGGGCAACCATCTTTGCCGCCGGGGTGGAAAGTGCTTCCACGGCCCGGAACAGCAGCTCTGTTTTACTCACTGTAAAATCTCCTTTCGTTCAAAAATACTTTGCTTTGCCTCTGCAAATCTTTGCATGTCTATGCCTTTGCCGTACATTGCACACACCGCACAGCCGTTGCAAATCGTATCAAAGCGCTTCTTCGCTATGCCTTTGCGCTTCTTTGCTTATCTATGCCTTCGCATCTCTTTGCTCATCTGTGCCTTCGCTGAGCTTTTCTTTGCCCCGCATCGCCGTAGCCATGAAACGCTATGCCTTTGCGCTGCATAGCAGAGCGGCGCGTATCTGCTCAACGCCCTTGCGATTCCTTGCCGCCCACACCACGCCCAGCCTTGCCTTCGCTTTTCGACACGAGGCCCTGCATTTCCTTTGCTTTGCTTATCGAGGCAAGTCTGATCCAAGCGATCTACGCCTATCTACGCCTTTGCGCTGCGCTTTCCAGCTGAGCCTTGCCTTTGCCTCGCGCTGCACTGCAGTGACTACCTGTGCCCCTGCTGAGCAAACTTGTCAGCACAATGCCGTTGCCGAGTTATGCGCACATATCCGCGCCTTTGCAAATCATATCATTGCCGTAGCAGATCAAATCCTATCCATGCAATGCCGTTGCTCAGTCGATGATGTCAAAGGTGAAGCGGCCCTTGCCGCTGTTTCTCCACTGGCCGATGCCGCGCAAAACGCCGTAGTCCAGCCACTCCAGAACCGCATTCTCGAGCGATTCGTCCATGAGAAGGATCTCAAACTCGCAGGTGCTGCCTGCCGGGATTTCCTCAGAGTTGGCCAGGCTCACACGCTCACCCTGGGCCGTCTGGGCACGCAGGGGACGCTGGCAGTCGCCGATCTTGCCGTTGACCTTGATGGGGATCATGCGGGGCTGCGGGAAGATCAGGCCGTCGATGACCTTCTTGTAGGCGGAGAGCTTGCCGCTCTCGTTGACGGCCCGCTTCTTGCCCGTTTCTGTCTTGCCGCCCACACGGGCCAGCATGCCGCAGGAATCCTTGAAGAATCCCTTGATCTGGTAGTCGTAGAGCACCGGCTCTCCGTTCTCGTTGCGGGGAAACACGGTCATGCCCTTATCTGCCACGGCATCCGCGCCCAGAGCGGCCACCTCGTCCTCGATCGTGGCTGCATCCGGGCTCTTACTGGCAATGAAATCCCGGGCAACGTTCTGGTTGGATGGCCAAGTGCCCAGCACCGGCTCCAGGAAGGTGATCTTGACTTTCAGAATTTTGGTTTTCATGCCGATTTCTCCTATATCTTGTGGTTTACGTAATCCAAAACGCATTATCTTGCATACAGAAGGTTTCCCAGAGCATCCCGCACCTGAATCATCTCGTAGTGCCGGATGTTATCATCTGCCCAGTGCTGGGCCTTAACGCTGGCGGGCTCTCCCGGGTATTCAACCGGTGTGAGCGGATCTGTGAACTGCCTGACATCGCACCCCGGAGGGCTCTTGCGGTAGGCGTAAGCATATACAGTCATGCTCATGCGCCCCTCCGGTTCTGCCGGTAGTCCGGCTCCTCGGTGCGGGCGTGGGTGCGGTCAACGCGGCCATAACGTCGTGCGTTCTGCTCCCGATCCTGGGCGGCAAAGCCCAGCCGCAGGAACATCACCGCTGCCAAAACCAGGCACATGGCCGTGACGAACTGGCCGTCGGAGATGGCGCTGCCCGTCTGTGCGCTGCCCTCGATGCCCATGCCGTACAGCAGACTTGCGGCACCGCAGCCAGCGGCCAGCCAGTACCAGACGCGGGATTTGATCTTCATATTTCCATTTCCTCCTTATAGTTCTCATACGGGCGGACGATCTTGCATCCGCGCCGGTGCATATAATCGATAAAACCGTCGATGTAAATCGTTGCCTGCCGACGTTTGGTATCTTCCCGGGGGACTACCCACCCGTCATACTCGCCGCATGCAACATTACTCCAGAACTTGTTCGGGCTCATCGGGACGAGATTTGCCCGGAACATTTCGCAGCACTCCGCAACGCCTTTCATCGTGATCCTTTCGCTCATGCCGCTGTCTCCTTCCTTAGAACATGCTGGTCTGGCCGTTGGTCTGCTGGATCAGCATCACGGTGTTGGTGCTGGGCTTCCAGCGCTGGATGTACTCCACGGCCTCGTCAAAGCGCTTGCGTGGAATGTTGTTTCGGCTGCTGACCCGGAACCACATCTGGATGTCCTTGTTGATCTCGCAGTAAACCATGCCCCGTACATGGGAATCGCCGTAGGCCGGGGCGTTCTTGCCGCCCAGAGCTTCCACAACAACGTGGTTCACGGCATTCTTGAGGGAAAGCTGCTGGTCATAGTCCACGACCATGTTATTTTCCAGCGCCGTGATCCGCTGCTCCTGCCTCTGAGTGCGGTCGTCCAGCAGGAACAGCGCCTGCATCTCCTTGCTGAGCTTGGGCATCTGCGGAGTGCTCAGCTTCTTCTCCATCTCGTTGAACGCCTGGATGTACTTCAGCTTCCACTCCAGAGCCGCCTTGCCGGTAAAGCCCATCACCAGCAGGCTGAAACCGTCCCGGTTCATCAGGTACATGGGGTAGGTCTGACCATTCTGCTCGTGAGTGTACTCGGTTTTGTAGAACATGGGGGTGTCCCCATTTTTGGGGAGACCCCTCAGAATATCTTCGATACCGCGCATCACATGGTCGTGGCGCTTCTCGAAGTTCTCAGCAATCTGGAGACTGGATACCACCGGCTCGCCGTTCTGGGTGAATAAGATAATGTCTGTCATTCGGTCTTCCCTCCTTCTTCTTCCACCAGCAGCTTGTCCACGGATACCTTAAAGTATCGGGCCACCTTCATCAGCTGGCTGATACTGGGGCCGTAGACGCTGCGCTCCCACTTGCCAATTGCGCCGTTGCTCAGACCTGCTACCTCTTCCAAATCGGTACGGCTCAGTCCGTGCAGCTTGCAAAACTGGTCAATTTTTGAAACATTCACTAGCAATTCTCCTTTCCGGGCTTGAAAATCACTAGAAAATATGCTACTATGTAGTTGCAAGGTACAAAGTGAATAAAATCTAGCGTTTGCCCGATATAATGTTATCAAGGGGCTTTGGTTTTGTTTGCTCCTTACGCTCTCTATTATATAGCCTAATTTTCTAGTTGTCAATAGAGAATTAGGCTATCGGAGGAATTTTTTATGCGTTCTTTGCCCGAGTTGGTAGAATTTATCCGTGTATCGTGCAAATCTCAAAATAGTTCTATTACAAAAATGGAAAAAGATTTGAAATTTGCAAACGGAACGGTAGGAAAATGGGCTAATGGCAAGCGTTATCCGCCTAAGGACAAGCTATTACTTGTAGCTGATTTTTTGCAAATTTCTATTGAAGAGCTTATGGGCGAAGCACCGGAGCAAAAAGAAAAGCCCAGCACCGCCGGAGAGATAGATTTGAGTGGTCTATCTCCCGATGATGCCGAGCTTGTAAAGCTTCTATTGAAAGCGCCAGAAGCAAAGAAGAATGCGATCCGGGCGCTGCTGTGATTTAGCTGTTTAAAATATCGAGGACTTTCTGACGAAATGCAGGGTCACTCTTTAGCTTCTCGATAATCTTTTTGATTTCGTCCGGGCTGAACTGTGATTCCTGCATTTTGTTTTCCTCCTTTAGAAATATAGATGTACGAGGTGTTAGAATTGAAATTTAAGTTAAAGCACAAAGTCCTGGCCGCTTGTAGTGGACTTCTAACCTTTTTTGCTATTTTTGAGGCTTTATTGACTATAGAAAAGCCAGTTTTTAGTATTTTTGCATTGTTTTCATTTTTCTTTGTGGCGGTTCTTCTCTTCTTTTACATTTATTTTGTGCTTTTGTGCATAACGTTCCCTTTCCGAAAAGCGATGGAAAAGAGTTCTAAACCGTCTCAGGGGAAGAAGATCAAGAAGCTTTTGAAGCAGTCTACAGTGGACTACGATCTTTCTGAAGAAGTGGAGCTTCCGCCAGATGACCTGACACAGGAGAACTGTGATAGTCCTCAACCTGAAAAAGTTCTTTCGGATAAAGAAACGGATGCGGTGTATACGCTCAAAGACGCGCCTGTTCTTTGGGAAAGCAGAGTGTCTTTATTAAAAGCTTCCTTAACGCCAGAAGAGTTCTTTGAAGCGTATGACAATCTTACAGATTACGCAAAAGAAATCTTGGCGGCAGAATCCATCTGGCTTTCTTTCAAGAATTCTTCGGTTATTTTTAAAGAAACCAAAGAAAACATTGCTGACGTTGCGAACGGAAATTGTTTTGAAGATAAATTGACTGCGTTTATTGAACGGTCTTATGAATTGGCAGAAGCTAAAATCGAAGCGAAAGAGACTGCTTCAGATAAAAGGAACGCCGCAAGAGCGTGGCATGCCGGCTTTGACCCTTACTTGTCCAGAATGCCAGAAAAAGAGATTCATCTTCTCCATGAAAAGTACGGTGAACTTATCATGCTTGCCGATACACAAAATCTTTGTTCTCTGTGAGGTTAAAATGTCATTATTTGGAATAAAAGAAAAACAAGAACTTGAGGCCCTTCGTTCCGAGAATCAGAGCGTTACAGAAAAGAACGCTGCGCTTGAACAAGAACTGGAAGAGCTCAAAAAGCAGAACGGCGCTCTTTCTGCAACAGTGGATTCTTTCCCTAAAAACCTTCCTTCATATAATGATATTCAGGAAGAAATCAAGAAAAGAACCGCTTATCTTGCTGGGTTAAAGGCTACGATTTCAGATACAGAAGATAAGCTAAAGGCGGCAAAACAAAGTCTTATCGAAGTCTCCGATGCCGTTCAGCTTCAGGATTTTGGCCTGTATACTCCGCACTACAATCTAATGCGTGCGGATGAGTATAAGGCTAAAATGATGGAGATCAGAGCCTTGCAGAAGGATATGGTTCGCAATGGCTCTGCCGTCACCGGCTCCCAGACCTGGACGGTCAACGGAAACGCTTCCAAGGGCAAAAAGATGGTGGCCGACATGCAGAAGCTGCTTCTGCGGGCGTTCAACGCTGAATGTGATGACGTGATCGAGCACGTCAAATACAACAACGTGGAAACCGCAGAAAAGCGCATCACATCCTCTCAGGAGGCAATCACAAAGCTGGGCACGATCATGGGGGTCTCCATTGTCCCTTCCTACTACCGACTAAAGCTGGAAGAGCTTTATCTCGCTTTTGAGTACGCTCAGAAAAAGCAGGAAGAAAAAGAAGAGCAGCGGGAAGCCAGAGCCCAGATGCGGGAAGAGGCCAAGCTCGCAAGAGAAATCGAAGAGGCACGGAAAAAGCTCGAAAAAGAGCAGCAGCACTATAATAACGCTCTTGCAAAGGTAAACGCCCAGCTGGATGCCGCTTCCGAAGAGGACCGAGCTGCCATCGAGGAAAAGAAGAGCATCATCGAGAGCCAGCTCCAGAAGATCGACAAGGAGTTCGCTGACGTGGATTACCGCCAGGCCAACCAGCGTGCCGGATATGTATACATCATTTCAAACATCGGAGCATTCGGAGAGAATGTATACAAAATCGGAATGACACGGCGGCTTGACCCTCAGGATCGAGTGGACGAGTTGGGGGACGCTTCCGTTCCGTTCAATTTCGATGTTCACGCAATGATCTTCTCTGACGATGCGCCGAAGCTGGAAGCTGCTTTGCACAATGCATTTGCGGACCGCAAGCTCAACTTTGTAAACCAGCGGCGGGAGTTCTTTAATGTAACGCTTGATGAAATCAAAAAAGTTGTGAAAGAGAACTTTGACAAATCCGTTGAGTTCGTCGAACTTGCCCCCGCGCAGCAATACCGTGAATCCATTCTGCTTCGGAAGAAAGCACATCAGCAAGATAGCTAATTTCCTACCACAAACGCATTATACATCTTTCGGTTGTAATATTCAATAGATATCACGAAATAAATTCGGTTTTTTCTGAAAATAGTTAGATTTTCACTTGCAATCGTCCAGCCGCTGCATTTTCTGCAGCAGCTCCCCAGCAAGCTCCCCGCCGGGGCAGTTGGCGGCATCCAGCAAGCGCCGGACGCTTTCCGCCTTGCGGGTTACATAAAAGCGGGCCTTGGTCTGGCTCTCGGGCGGCATATCCTCGTAGCACGCCAGGGCGGCGCGGATGTGGGTGCAAAAGCTCTGCATTTTGTCCATAGATCATTCCTCCCAGGGCTTTGGAGTGGGCCGCGTGCCGGTGAGCACGCTGGCGGGCATTCCGTCAATGATGGTCATATCGGGGTCCATGCTGACTGTCTGGCTGTTTTTCATTTCATTTTCCTCCTTTTTTGGTAATATTTGCATCTTATGCACCAGATTCTACCATGCGCCAGAGGAAAATGAAATCTGTGTAATTTTTGTCGAATGGCGCAGAGTTTTTCTGCGCCATTTTCCTTTTATAACACGCTGCGTTTAGGGGTGATAAGCATGAGTTATTTTACCGCTGATCAAATCGGGAAGGCGCTTTCAAAAGCGCGGGTATCCGCCGGGCTAAGTCAGAGAACGATTGCGGTCCGCATCCAGAAGGGAGAGCGGACAGTGCAAAGCTGGGAAAAAGGTGACACAAGCCCAGACAGTGACGAGATCATGGATTGGTGCACAGCCTGCGGAGTATCCCCCATCACGGTTTTTATGGAAGTTATGCACCCGGATCTGTACGCAGTGCCAGACGGGCAGAAAGAAGATGCAGCCATAGATAAGGAACTTCACACGCTGGTGCAGGCGCTTCCACCGCTCACCCGGCGGCTTCTGCTTTTTGTGCTCAAGGGCCGACATGGGAGCAGCCCGCCTGCGGTTATATCTGAAATGGCCGCAAACCTCCACTGCCCTCTCAACAACAGGGTCACTGTGTGCGGCACCATCATCGATCAGTACAGCTTTGCCAAGATCAGAGGGCTTGACCCGTGCCCGGACGAGCCGCATCCTCCAATAGAGGATTTGAAAATCAGTTACGCATCAGGGCGCACAGCGTCAGAGAACGGCGCTTTGGGCTATATAGGGCGCAGAAAGGAGTAGCGTAATGAAATGTATCAGATGCCATGTAAGCATCCCGGACAAGGCTCTATTTTGCCCGTGGTGCGGAAAGCAGCAGGATGCAACGTCCGCTCCCGTGCATAGAAAAAAGCGCCGCCGCCCAAAGGGGAGCGGCAGCGTGTACAAGCTGAAAGGGGTCCGGGCAAGGCCCTATGTAGCCGTGACCGGAAAAAAGGAAGTGCTGGGCACATACGGAACGCCCGGAGAAGCCGTCCAGGCGCTTGACGCATACAACGCCCAGAACACCCCGGCAGAGCGTCTGAAGTGTACTTTTGCGGATGCCTACGAAAAATGGCGGGCACAGCCGAAGTTTTCAAGTCTCAGCCGGGACATGATAAATGGATACGAGCTGGCTTTCAAAAAAGCCGCTCCGCTGTACAGCCGACAAATGCGAGACCTGAAAGCGGAGGACTATCAGCAGATCATAGACCAGATGGTCGCAGACGGTCTCTCCCGCAGCTCATGTGAGAAGCAGCGCACCCTTTTCAGCCAGCTATGTGAGTGGGCAATGGCCCAGGACATCATAAACAAGAACTATGCCCAGCTCCTTCACCTTCCAGCCGCAGCCGGAAAGGCAGAGCGCACCCTTACGGCGGATGAGATTGCCCGGATCAGCTCCTACCAGACCGACAAGCGCTTTGGTCAGACAGCGCAGATTGCTATGGTGCTTCTCTATACAGGAATGCGCATTGATGAGCTGCTTTCCATGCGCTGCGAGAACGTGTACCTGAAAGAGCACTACATGCAGGGCGGTGAAAAAACAGAAGCGGGCAAAAACCGCATCATTCCCATCCTTGACCCCATTTACAAGATCATCGCCTTCTGGATGATGGACAGCGGGTGCGAGTGGCTGATACCTTCCAAGGCTGGAACGAAGCTGGACAAGAGAAACGTGGCCACAAAGTTCCGGGCCTTGATGCAGGAGTGCCAGATCGAGGGCGTGCACCCGCACACTCTTCGCCACACGGCCAGCAGCAAGATGGTGGAGTGCGGTCTTGAAAAAACCGCTGTGCAGGCTATCCTCGGCCACAAAAATTTTTCCACCACAGCAAACAAATACGTTTCCCACAACGACCCGACATTCTTGTTACAGGAAATGCGGAAGATGGAATACTGATTTTGTTAGTTTGTTTGTTAGTTTATTCCGGTTTTTCACCGTATTTTACCGTGTTTTCGCAAAAGAAAATGCCGTTCACGTGATTTAATATCACGAATGAACGGCATTTTTTGGAGCTAGTGACAGGAGTTGAACCTGCAACCCACTGATTACAAATCAATTGCGCTGCCATTGCGCCACACTAGCATCGGCTACCTAAATAGTATACCACCAGCGGGCGGGTTTGGCAAGGCTTGATTTCTTATTCTACGG